CTCACGTTTTTCTTTCGCAAGATGCGAGACCTCATAGAGGAAGGTTACATATATATTGCACAACCACCTCTTTATCGTAGAAAAAAGAGTTGTCTACGATATCACCAAGAGACGCCTGAAAGGTAGACACTTGGATAGGTACATTATTGTTCATGGCTCTTACGCCTGATTGTCCTACGCCCAGAAGACTTTCTGCAGGGTAGTTGTTGCCATGGTTCTGATTTTGCTCGCTGTAAAATGCAGGGCCCATATTATTAACGGCAAACGTTTCTTCAACGTTGCTGTTTGGTCGTTTCCCTCGAATGGGAAACCCTAACCGAAACTGGATTCGTTGGAGAATGTTCTGGTCCTGAGGATCGTAATACACCCCGTACAAAGAAAGGTCCCATTTCCTGATAGACCTAGCGACATCTTCGGCAGTAAGACCTGCTCGTTCTAGCACTGACTTTTCGATTTCGAAACTCCACATCCCGCTTCTAATCGTTCTGCTTTCTTCCATGGTCTGGTCCCACGGTCACATTGATACCGCATTTATCAGAAACGCATCCATTCAAGAAGGCCAGCTTGGCCCTATATCGTTTGGCAAAATAACCGATAGTCGCGGGAATCCTGTTACTACCGTTGCAGGCAAGCTAAAGGGTGAGCTGATTGAGGCGGATAATTTAAGCGTTGCTGAAGCAGCAAAGTTTTATGGCAACGTTTTTTCAAATAATTTTCGGTCAGGTGTTTCTGGCTGGGCGATATACCAGAGCGGTAACTTCGAGCTAAACGAGGGGCGCATTAGAAACTCGGTTCAGATTGGCAATACGACGGCTGGCGATATAGCTCAGGGCGTAGGTAGTATTAATAACTGGACGCGCCCCGATTCTACGCTGATAGATGGCAACAAGATATTCACCGGCGATGCATACGTCGATACTTTGCAGATCAAGGGTCAAGCTGTAACAGTGCCTGTGGCTTCTTTCACTGAATCTGGGATAAGTTTAGGTACTAACTGGACTACCGTACAAACACTTTGGGTTAGTCGTGCCAATGCTCCTATACATCTGACGTTTGGTTGTTCTTGTCGCGCAGACGACTCATCGTCGGCAGTTGCCGATGCGTCTGTATCTGCCCGGTTGGTAATAAACTATCGGGAGGCTGCGGTCTATAACACAATCGTCAGTGACTCTGCTAGGGCATATAACACCGGTTCGGGGACTGTATTTGCGCGCGCACGTGGCTTGTTTTCGGGAGGCTATCTGTTAGGCGCTGGTACTGGCGCAGCTATAGTGCAAATACAACTGTCCCGAACTGGAAACTCGGGTGGTGCCTTTAATCGCTTCATTCAAGCACTTACCGTTAAGAGGTAATTTATGTTCAATAGATATGCTTTTGTTTCAGTTGAAGGTCGTATAGAAAGCATCATTTCTGGGCCGATGCGTTATGTCGAGTGTAGTAGTGAAATAAGGGACACAACTCATTACTTTGACAATACATTGGGCGTTATTTGTAGAAAGGAAGCACTCAATTATCAGCAAAACACTAGAGGATTGGTCGTTACTTTTGAAGGGGTTCCGTCTGGTGTAAAGGTTGAAACCAACGGCATGGAAACTATTGCGGATAATGAACCGCTAGTGATTGAGTATGATGTTCCGGGCACTTATACGATCATCTTTAGTGGACACGTTCGTTATCTAGATCATGAGCTGGAGGTGACGGTTGGCAACGCTTAAAGCCAGTACGTTTAATGATCGTGATAGCGCCGAACGCCACTTTCTCGGCCTTGTGGATCAGGGGGCAGAGAACGCTCGTATGCGACATTTGACTCCTGGCCCCGGTCAGTCGATGACGTATGAACTCAAGCATCAGGAAGCGCTTGCAGGCGGTGGGCCAATGATTGCTGCCGAGGCTGAAGCGCTAGGCGTCACAAATCAAGAGGTGGTTGACTCGGTGCTGCTGGCCCGTCAAAAGTGGCAGGCGTTGAGCGCCAAGATTGAATCTGCGCGACTGAAGGCCAAAAAGCAGATACGTGAAGCCGAGACGGCGGTCGAAATGCACCGCATTGCCAGTGAGCTACAAGGCCAGCTCGCGCCGTAACCTGCTACACTGTTCCTTTAAATTGCCCCACCGTGAGGTGCCGCATGCCCCGTCAAGATGAAGCTGTGTTTTTACGCAGCGTGCTACAAAATAATGAAAGCGCCGCTGCCTTCTGTGAGTCGCTTTTCCGCATTTCTCAGACCCTCGATGACCTGATTGATAAAGACAATCCGGTCACCGACGCGACGCTTATCCGCACGTTTTGGGAAGCGCTGATCGAGCTGCCCGCTAACCCGTTCTATCGCCAGCACGAGCCCTACCTTCGCCCACTAATGGCCAGCGCATTACAAGACTGGCGAGATAGCGCGTGCCTTGAGCGCACCGACAATCACCACTACCGCTCGATTGCCTTTGTGCTCCGCGACCAGCTCGCCACGGTACTGATCCAGTGCGCCTACTTGGTAGGTGGTTACGATTGGATGAATCAGGTCAGCGTGCCGGTTCGTCAGCATATTCACGAAGATACACTTGGCGATTACATGGCATCGCTCAACAAGACGCCAGCAGTAGAAGAGGAGGAAAGCCAATGAGCGGCGACGGCGGTGGTGGTGACAACACGGTTAAGGATACGCCTGAGCAACGCGAGCTGGCAGCGGTCGCTGCGGAGAAATGGAACTTCGCACAAGAGAAGCTGGCACCGCTGGAAAACGCTTACATGGAATCAGTGGGCGATATGACCAATGCGGGCAATATGAGCTACATCGCAGGCCGCACCATGCAGAGCCAGCAGCAGGCCACAGGCGAGGCAAGCCAGCAGGTTGGGGCACAGCTCGGGCAGGCAGGTATTAACCCTGCTAGCGGCCGCTATCAGTCGGCTATGAGCGGCATTGCTCTTGGCGGTGCCAGCGCAGGCGGCGAAACCCTCGGGCGCGCTCAGTTCGAGCAAGAGAACCAGCAGATTCAGGGCCTGCAAAATATCGTAGCCATTGGTCAGGGCCAAGCGGGACAGGCACAGCAAGGCTTATCGAATATTGCCAGCCAATCAGCCGCCGATGCCCGCCAGTCAGCGGCGAATCAGTTCAATCGACGCAGCGCTAATTTGCAGCTTCTTGGTCAGGTTGCCGGTGCCGGAGCCGCTTACGGCTTGAACAGCAGTGGTAGTACCCCGCCAGCTGCAGGTCTTGATCTTTACCAGCAAGTCAATACGGGAAGCGTCGCTCCCGGTCAGGGTGCTGGCTACTTTGGCGGTTTCTAAGGAGGTGCTATGCAATACCAACCCACGCTAGGGCAGATTAGTTACGCCCCCTCTGAAACCGCGCAGCAGCGCGTCGACCCCAATCAAGCCATGCGCGGCGACCAAGGGGCCTCGCGGCTACTCGGCCAGCTCAACCGCGCCCAATGGGCAGACTGGAGAAACCGCTTCGCCCCCTACGTCGATGAGCTGGCCCGTGTGGCCCAAGACAACAACGCCCCAGGCGCAGCCGCTGCCAATGCCAGTAACGCGGTGGGCTTGGCATTCGACAGCAGCCAGCAAGGGCTTGCCCAGCAGCGCCAAGGATTCGGCATCAACCTAACGCCACAGCAGCAAGCGGCAGAACAGCGCCGCACCAGCGTTGAGCGCAGCGCCTCAATGGTGAGCGCAGGCAACGAAGCGCGCATCTCTGCCCAAGACCGTCAAAATGCCATTCTGGCGGGCGGCATGGGCCTCTCCAATATTCCTGACAGGGTGATGAACCAATGAGCTACGGACTATTAGGCCTTCGCCAACAAATGGAAGGCCAGGCCATGCAAGGATTAAGCGACCTCGCAGGCCAGCAGCGTCAAGCCAAGCTGCAAGAAGAGCAGATGAAGCAGGCCGAGCGCGCCCAGAAGATGAGTGCCGTCGGCACCGGCGCAGGTATCGGCATGATGGCCGGTGGGCCAGTAGGCGCTGCGATTGGCGCGGGCGTTGGCTTTCTTGCCAGCTCAATCTTTTAGGAGGTCACTATGTCAGGACTCGATACACGCGGCTTGGCCAGCGGCTTTGCGCAAGGCTTTGGGCTGATGAACCAGTATCAGCAACAGCAATTCCAGAACGAGCGCGCTGAAAAACAGGATGCGATGCAAGCCGAGCAATTCGACATGCAGAAGCAACAGTTCAGCGCCCAGCAAGAAGATGTGCAGCGGCAGCGCGATATGGAAGAAATACAGTTCACGCTCGGCAAGATCGGCTCCGGCATGGACGTCGCCGAAGACGAGCTGGAAACCCTGCGCCGGTACCCGAAGTTTTGGGCCGCGCTCGACCCGCAGACCGATGCCTCTATCGAGCAAGCTATGGCAGTCATTGACCCCAATACGCCAGTGGATGCCAATAACCCCGAAAGCCTGGAAGCGCTCAACCAGATGTTTGGCGCCGAGATTAACCGTGGCGAGGGTGGCCAAAAGCGTGTGGTGGCTATGTACCCAGCCCCGGACGGCCAAAGCGTCGCGCTTGAGCTTGAAGTCGTGGGTGATGACGGCAACACCTACCGCGCACCGATGACCGAAGGGCGTGGCACCGCAGACGACGACTTGGTGAAGTATGTGCCGGTTGAGAAGCTGGTGGAGCAAGTGCAAGGCATGCGTTTGCTACGCAATACCATGCGCACGCCAGAAGCCCAGCAGCGTGCGACTCAGGTGCTCAGCCTGCTGCGTGGTGACTCGCAGGAGCGCTGGGAGCAAGTTGAAGGGCCGGGCGGCTCTATCCTGCAGCGTAATACGGTGACTGGCGAAACGAAGCAGGTGATTGGGCGTGCGCCTCAAGCAGGGGGCAGTGGTGGCAGCACACCAAGCCGTATCCAAGAGGCCGAAGCACTGGTAGGGCGAGGCGTTTACTCCTCCTTTGCTGAAGCCTACGAAGCGGTGCGCGCCAGGGCTGGTGAGAGCTCGCAAATGGACACCCGCTATATCAGCTTCCTTGGCGATGAGCTTGACCGGGTTGATGAACAGCTGGACTCGTACTCTTTATCAGAAGAAGCGCGCGTAGAGCTATCTGCCCGCCGTGAGCAATTAGCTCAGGAGTTAGATGTGGCCTCACGCCAAGCCTTTGACCGACCTGGAGGCCAACAAGCCGCCAATCAACAGCCGGCACAACAGCCAGACCAGCAGCCGGAAAACACTCAGCCAGGCGCTCCGCAAGTCGGCCACGTAGAAGACGGTTATGAATTTTTAGGCGGCGACCCCGCTAATCCGGACAATTGGAGAGCGCGCTAATGGCAGCACCATGGGAAAAGTATCAGCAACAGCAGCCCTCAAATGCCGCGCCTGCCAAACCGTGGGAGCGTTATGCAAGCCAGGAAGCGCCCGCTGCTAGTGAACAGCCAGCAGAGCCAACAGGATTGGCCATGGAGCGCGCGCCACAGCGAGAGCAGCTTCAATCGCCTACCGAGCAGCCGTCTGACTCCATTCGCGCGAGTGACTTTGGACTGGAAGCGCTAGAAGGTGGCGTCAGCGGCACCGGCTTTGCCATTGGTGGTGCGGGCGATTTCCTTTCCTGGGGTGGCGATTTAGTGGAGTCCGGACTGCGCAAACTGGGCTTGGGCGACCTGATCGACAAAGGCGATGCCGCGCTTGGCGGCATGGCACCGAGCGATGCGTTCCAGGCGTTTGAAGGCTGGATGCAGAAAGGTTCGGAGCAAATTGACGCCAGCCAGACCGAGGTCTTCCGCGAAGTAATGAAGAACAGCACGCCAGAAGGCGACGTGTTCAAACCTAGCACTTGGTCCATGGGAGAAGACCCCAGCGTGACCGGCTATGCCGCGCAAATGGCTGGCCTAATCGGCCAGTTTGCACCGCAGGCGGCCACCATGCTCGCAGGCTCGCCGCAGCGTGTGGCGGTGGCCATGACGTTAATGGGCGGTACGCAGGCCGGTGGCTCGCAAGCCAGCGAGGCCGAAGAGCGCGTTATGGGGATGGATGAGACGCAGCTGAGTGAAGCGTCAACGCTATACCGCGATTTGCGTGATAACGGCCTAAGCCATGATGAAGCCCAGCAGCAGACTGCCAAAACCGCAGGCGCGGCAGCCTTCTTGGGCGGTGCGCCCATAGGTGCGGCTGGCGGTGCGGTCACCAGTTACGTGCTTGGCCCTATGCAAAAAGCAATTGGCGGCGGCATCGCAGGCCGCGCAGTGGGTAGTGTCGGCCTTCAAGCGCCTGCCGAAGCACTACAGGAAGTAAGCGAGACCATGATGGCTCGCGCTAATACCAACCGCGCCATTGGTGGCAACCAAGATATAAGCGAGGGTACGTTTGGCGATGCTGTATTGGGCGGTATGTTCGGCGGCGGCCTTGGCCTTGCGGGCGCAGCCGGTGGCGGCTTAGACGCCACGCCTGAACGCACGCCTAATGATGCCGTCCGTGAGCGCACGCCAGAAGATATTGCCGCTATTAATGAGCAGTACGATAACCGAGAGCCGCAATCACAGCCTGCTCAAGAGCCAGAGCCTACGGTTGACGCTGAGCCAGAAGCCGAAGCGGCACCAGAGCAAGCAGCAGGCTTGGATATGGATGCCCAGCGCCGCTGGGAAGAAGCGTGGCGCGAGCAGGCCGCACAAGATGGCATTGCTGACTACGATCCTAATGCCAACCTGCCCGACACCACGGTCACGATTAACGGCGAGCAGGTGGCCGATGAATCGCTAGCACCGCCTGCAGCGCCGGTAGTGGCTCGCCAGAATGAACAGAGGGATGAAGCGCCGCAAGAGGTATCGCAGGCAGAACCAGTGCTTGCCCCCGATCAGCCTTCTGCAGACCCGGACACAAAAATGCCGCGTCGCGTGCCCGTTGAGAGCATTCAAATAGACCCTGAAGCCTACCAGTTCCGCACCGAAGTCAATGAGGAGGGCGTGGATACTCGCCTGGAAGGCATCGAGAAGTGGGATGACTTGCGCGCAGGCAATCTAATCCTGCATGAGCGTACCGACGGAAGCGTGTACGCGGCTGATGGCCACCACCGCATTAACTTGGCTCGTCAGCTGCAGCAGCCTGACGTGAACGCCATTGTATTGAGAGAAGCCGATGGCGTTACTGTTGAGGATGCACGCCGTGCGGCCGCCGAGGCGAACATTGCTGCAGGTAGCGCCACCGCAATGGATGCCGCCAAGGTGTTCCGTAATAGCGAAGGCGATATCGATACGGTGATACGCGAGAGTAACCTGCCGCGTACTCAGCTTGTGCGCGACGGTGCCGACATTGCCAAACTGGACACTGAGCCGTTTGGTGCGGTGCTTAACAAGGTAATCACTGAGAAGGACGGCGCGGTTATCGGTCGTTCTTTTGCCGACCCCGACCAACAGCTTGCCGCCGTGGGCGTCTTCCAGCGAGTGAAGCCGACCAACGACAATCAGCGCGAGTTGCTAGCCAATGAAGTGCGCCAAGCAGGCTTTGCCGAAAGCCAAGGCGAGCAAGGCGGCTTGTTTGGTAATGATCCAGCAGAGTCGCTTATTGGCGAGCGCGTAAAGGTAATGGATAGCCTTCGCCAAACCCTGGTGCGCGACAAGCGCTTATTCGCTACGCTGAACGATAACGCCAAAACGGCTGAGCAGGCAGGCAACCGCATTGCCAAGGACCGCAACAACGCCCTACAGGAAACCTCGGCAGACGCCATTGCACTGCTAGAGCGGGCGACGACCACGCCGGAAATTAACCAGCAGATCAACGACGCCGCGCGCCGTGTGAAGGATGGCGAAACACTTGCCAGCGTGACGCGAGAACTTAAAGAGGCATTACTAAATGGCACAAACAGCCCAGCAGCGAGCGAAGGACGTACACCAGCACCTAGCAGCGGACAGGCTGATCAAGCAGGGCAAGACGCTGGAAGAAGTGAACCAGTACCTGCAAGCAACGACGCACGAACAGCGCGTTCAGGAGAACAACGCCCACGCCCTGGAGCAGGAGCGCAAGCAGAACCAGCGGTAACTCTAAAGACTGACGGCACGCCTTTCCAAACCCGTCGCGCTGTTGAACTGTCTAGGCGCTTCCGCGACACGCCTAACGCCCAGCCCGTTGAAGTAGAGGGTGGATGGGGTTTTGCTGTGGCTGACACGCCTATGCAGAATGCAGAAAGCACTAAGCCAGCAGGCCAGAATGTTAGCGGCCTTACCTCGTTGCCTTATGGGGGCAAGCGTTGGAACAAGGGCACCAAAACGGCAGAGGAAATGAGCGGCCAGGCGCCTATCGTTGATTACTCCGGTCGCCGCGTTGTGCTGAAAGACGTTAATGGCGTTACCGTGCCGTTCTATCAAAGCACTGGCGCCGGCGGCAAGGCAGCCACCAAGCCTGGGCAGTGGTATCCATTCACCGGCATTGGTAGCGATGGCTGGATTAACAAGCTGGGCGATGCTGATATATCGCAATACTACGGCAGCCCAGCGCTGCGCCAGGCAGCGCAAGAGCTAGATGCTACGGTTGGTGACATTCGCAGTCGTGACGATATCCCTAAGACCGGCACGACCGGCACCGGCCAGGCGTTTATTGATGCGGTGAACAGTGCCTTTGATGGACAGCAGGTGTCAGCAAACAATCAGCCTGACTCAAAAATCAACGTTCAATCCAGCGTTGATGCACTAAAAACAGCCGTTGATTCACAGACCTCCGATCTGGCCCTCGAAACCCAAACAGAAGAAAGCCTTGCGCAACGCGAGCAGGAAGTTCAGGCCGCTGAACAGACCGAAGCCGACCAGCGCAACCAAGAAGCGCAGCGCGCCCAAGCAGACCGCGATGCTGACGACTTTGTATTAAGCGGCAGCAACCGTACTGCTGATATTGCCGCGTCGCGTGGGCAGAACGATATTTTTGGCGCACAGCCAGCAGCGCAGCCGCCTAGTGAGCCCCCAGCAACCACCCCCAAAGCAAGCAAGCCGCGAAAGCCTGCCAAGCTAAACCCACGTCAGCAGCGAGCGAGTGAAGCTTTCGGCGGTGCCGTGCCTGGTGACACGATCACCATGAGTAGCGACGTGGGATACGCACGCACTGGAAACGGCTACAGGGTCAACGCCATAGGAAAAGATGGCAGCCTGGATATCACCAATACGGAAAGCGGCAGCTCCACCGTTATTAGTCAGGGGGAGTGGCTGGGGGCTTATCGAAACGCGAATGCAACCCTTGCTCAGGTGGTGAGCCAGCCTGAGCCTGACAGCGAAGCGCAATCACAAGATAGCGCCTGGGGCGATACCAATACACTGGTTAGCCGCGACCGAGCCGAAGAGATTCGTGCACGCTTGCGGGCGAAATTAGGGCAGTTAAATAGCGGCATCGACCCCGAAATGCTGTCTTTAGGTACCGAGCTGGCAGCTTTCCACCTGGAAGCCGGTGCGCGGCGCTTTACCGACTTTGCGCGCACCATGGCGCGTGATCTCGGTACCAACGTAGAGCAAATACGTCCTTACCTGCGTGCTTGGTACAATGGTGGCCGCGATATGATGGAAGATAGCGGCCTCGATGTAACCGGCATGGATGATCCCGGCGCGGTGCGTGAGGCGCTGAATACACTAACCAACGAGGGCGACGCCGATGTATCAAGTACCGGCCAGCGTACTGAACCAGATACTGGAGTCTCAGCCGCTGAAAACGACGTGGGCAGAGAAGCTGTTCGCGATGGATCAGGACGAGCTCAACGAAGCTCTAGAGGATCAAGCCCAAGCACTGGAAGCGCACGGGGTGCCCGATCCAGTGGCAATCGCTTATCAGAAAATCGCACCGGTACTGGCCGAGCAGGAAGCGATAACCGCGTTCATCGAGGAAACGGGCAGTATGATGCTTCGGGGCAGCCTACCGGACGTGACGACAGCGGACGAAGCCGTGATGGTGATGACGGAGGAGCACCGACTGACGCCCGAGCAAGCCGAACAGTTACACGCCATGCTCAAAAGACTGTCGATGCGGTAAGTGAGGCTGCACCCGCAGCGATTGCTCAAGATGATGTGGTACCCGCGTCACTGGATAGTATTGCCGAAACCTTGCCGCAGCTTCTCAAGGTTCAGCAAGAAGATGTTGCTTTTGCTGAGCGCCGCTTTTTTGAAGCTAACGGGCGTGGCGTTCTATTCGCTAACGGCACCGGCACCGGCAAGACTTACTCAGGCTTAGGCGTTGCCAAGCGTCACGCACTAATGGGTCGCCCCAATATCTTGATTGTGGTGCCTAGTGATAAGATTGCGCGCGACTGGATGACGGCTGGCGAGAATGTTGATCTAGGTATTAAGCAGCTGCGCGACACCCGCGACAATGGCGGTGAGGGCGCTGTTATCACCACTTACGCCAACATGAGGCAGAACAATAGCCTGGCTGAGCGCGAGTGGGATTTAATCATTGCCGACGAAGCCCACAACCTGCTGCAGCGTGACGAGTTCCAGGAAACCGGAGCGCTTTCTACGCTTCGCGCACTCACTGGCTACCCTGGCTCGGCGCGGCGCTTAGCTGAAATGCAGCGGCCTGACCTGGTTGAACGGCTAGAAACACTGAGATCGCAGGCAGAGGCCGCTCGCGTACAGTCCCTTGATAGTGGACGAGGTGAGGATGCCAATAGAGAGACGCGGCTGTCGGAGGAGCGAAAGCAGGTAGCCGACGAGCTTGACCAGCTAGCTAAAGACATTGAACAAACTCAGGCGAGTAAGTGGGAAGCGCGCGACACGCGGGCTGCCTTCTTATCGGCGACACCGTTTGCCTATCGCAAATCAGTAGAGTGGGCTAACGGCTATTTGTTTGATTATGCCGAAGGCCAGCCAGAGCAAGACCGTGTGCGCAGCTATAACGAAGGCGATGCCCGCGAAAGCTTCTTCATGCAGAACTTTGGCTACCAGATGCGCTACAACAAGCTCAATGCGCCGGGGCCAGAGGTCGACATTGGCCTGATGGAGCGTGAGTTTAATGAAAAGCTGAAGCGTGAAGGCGCTATGCGCGCACGAATGCTGGAAGTGGATCAGGACTATGACCGCCGCTTCCAACTGGTGGCCGACGGTATCGGCACCCGCATTGATGAAGGCCTTGAATGGTTACAGGATCGTGCCCGCACTGCGCGCGACAAGGCGCGTGAAGGCGATGATGCCGCTCAGGCAGAAGCGTCGGCATGGGCTGAACTATCAGAGCGAATCAGCAAGCGCTTTAGCTACCTCAATCGTGCCTACTTGCTGGAATCTATCAAGGCTAAGCATGCGATTCCTTACATTGAGCAGCACCTAAAGCAAGGCCGCAAAGTGGTCGTGTTTCACGACTACAATCAAGGCGGCGGCTTCCACCCTTTCCGACCGATGGCAGGCGAGGGGGATTCCAGTATATTTAAGCGCCTCGAAGCGGAGCGACCAGACCTTTATAACCTTGACCTTTCCGGCTTGCCTTCGCCTCGCGATGCGCTAAGCAAGGCGTTTGGCGACAAGCTAGTAGAGTTTAACGGCACCATTGGTAAGGCTGAGCGCGCCAAGAACGTAGAGCGGTTTAATCGCGATGGTAGTGGTGTCGATGTTATCGCGGTGCAATCCGACGCAGGCGGTGCTGGCATTTCCCTTCACGACACCGCTGGAAAACACCAGCGCGTACTTTTAAACCTAGGCCTTCCGGTGAAGCCGACGGCGGCGATTCAGATCGAAGGGCGTATCTACCGTGTGGGCGTTCAGTCCGACGCCATTATGCGCTACATGAGCACCGGCCTTTCCATGGAGCGCTCCATGGTGGCCAGCAAGTTGGCCGAGCGAGCTGGTACTGCTGAAAACCTAGCCATGGGCAATCTGGCGCGCGCGCTGAAAGACAACATTATCGAAGCGTATCAAGACGCGGATAATTACCCGGCAGGCATGGAGGGTGAAGGGGTTGGCGGTAAAGAGCTTGATCGCACCGCTGCAGAAATGACCGACTTCGACCGCGCTAGGTCGTTCTACTACGGTCAGCAGAAGCGCAATGCTCGCAATAAATCCCGCGAAGGCAAGGACTACTTTGCGACGCCTGAACCGGTGGGGCTCAAGATGGTGGAGTGGGCCGGTATTCGTGCCGGTGATGATGTTCTGGAACCGAGCGCAGGCCATGGCGCGATTGCGCGCTGGATTCCCGAAACAGCGCAGACGCACCTAGTTGAGCCGTCCTATGAGCTGGCGTCTCGCCTTCGCCTAGCTGCGGGGGATGCCAAGGTCTATGAGACGACGTTTGAAGACCTGGCGAAATCCAACAAGTACGACAGCATTGTAATGAATCCGCCGTTTGGGCTTGGTGGCTCAACGGCGATTGCGCACCTGGACCGCGCGTTCAAGACACACCTGCGCCAAGGCGGCCGTGTGGTGGCGTTGATCCCTACGGGGCCTGCTGCCGATAAGCGCTTTGACAAGTGGTTTGAGGAAACGGAAGGAGTCAGCATGGCGGCTGATATCAAGCTGCCAACTTCCACCTTTGAGCGTGCCGCAACTAAGGTGGCCACGCGTATCGTTGTTTTAGATAAGCGTGCTGACGATGAGGGTGGAGCACCTAGCCGCTTAATTGACTTGAGCAATGCCGACTCTATCAACAGCCTGTTTGACCGCATGGAAAGCGTTGATATAGGCCGCGACCGCCCAGAGCCACCGACAGAGGCGCAAGTAGACGCGGCGGCAGCAAACTTGTCGGGCCAAGGCGTGAGCTTTGAGACAGCGCAAACCATGCACGCCAAAAAAGGCATTGAGCTGTTTGTGGCCAAGATGAATGGTCGTGTTGAGCGCGAGACCTTTAACGCATTGCGCGACATTGCCAAGGCGAACGGCGGTTACTGGTCCAGCTATAAACGTGACGGCGCCATCCCAGGGTTCCAATTTGAGAGCGCCGGGCAGAGGCAAGCATTTATTGATGCCGCGAGCGGCTCATTATCAGACCAGCGTTACTCCGTTAACCCTCAGTCCGACCGCCCAGAGGCACCGCCGACGGCTGAGGATGTGGCGGCAGCGCTTGAGGGCATGAGTGAACAGCTGGGCGACTTTGAGGTGGTGGCGAATACAACTGAGTTGCCGCCTATGTCGCTGCTGAAAATGGCGCTAAATGGGGTCAACCCGCTTGATGTTCGCGGCTTCTATGAAGGCAACCGCCTGTATGTCATTGCGGCCAATAACGACAGCGTAGACCAAGCCGTTAAGACAGCCATTCACGAAGCCGTAGGCCATAAAGGCGTGCGCGACGTGCTGGGAGACGAGTTGGTGCCGGTGATGCGTCAGCTCTACAACCGTTTGCCACACAGCAAGATTGGCCGCCAAGCGCGTGATGAAGTGCTGCGTGACTATCCCTTCCTTGACCGTAACAACCCTGACGATCAAGTCACGATTGCCGAAGAGATGGTTGCCAACCTTATTGAGAAAGGGCACCGGCCTGCGGCATGGCAGCGCGCCGTTGCGAAAATAAAGGAGCTGTTACGTCGCGCGTTCCCCGCAATTCCTTGGACGACTACTGATGTGCTGGAGCTAGGCGAGAAGTCACGCGACTACTTGCGACGCTTGCAGGCAGAAGCCGACCAGGGCAATGCCGACAATATGACGTTTGCTATGCGTCGTCGTGTTGACCAAAGTCGTGTCTCTGACGAGTTCAAAGACCTCGATGCTGACCAGGCCGAAGCACTGGATATGATCGGCCCGCTTAGCGCGACCGGCTCAGCCATGGCTAAGGTGCGCGAAGTTTGGGATCGTGCCGCCGTTAAGCTGCGCGCTGGCTTGGTAGATAAGTACGCCGCCCTGAAAGAGCTGGATGAAAAAGCGCTAGGTCGCGACTTTATCGAATCCAGCACGGCATCATCCAGTTGGATATTGGCGCGCATGGCTCCGGCAGCACAGGGCGCGTTGCATACGCTGATTCATAGCGGACGCATTCGCCTTAACCCAGAGCAAAAGGTCATTGAGCTACAGGAGGGCGAGAAAAACAGCTTGCACGAAGTGCTGGCCCAGCTTGGCGATGCTGCCGAGGTAAGCCGTTTTATGGGCTGGATCGCCGGTAACCGTGCTGAAAAGCTGCGGGAGCAAGGTCGTGAAAACTATTTTGAAGAGCGTCATATTCGCGGCTTGATGGAGCTGAATAACGGTCGCGCCAAAAATGGTGAGGCGCGCCGCACGCTTTATCCCAAAGTCTTCGAGCAATTCCAAGCCATCCGTGACGACGTGCTGAGCATTGCCGAGCAGTCTGGCTTGCTGCGCAAAGCGATGAGCGAGCCAGAGGCCGCGCTCGTGATCGCTCGCCAGTACGGCGCTCCGGAAGCACTGGTGAATCAGCTAAAGCGTGCCGATGTCTCCATGCGCAATGATGCCGACGGCGACATGCTCGACAACGCCCAGGCTATATATGCGCAGGCGCGCCAAGAGCTTGAACAGTGGCTAGACACCTACGTCAACGACACTGTGCAGCCGGATGCACTGAACACGCCAGACCAGCAGTACGACAACATCATGCAGGAGTGGGCGTCGCTGACCCGCGATCAACGCGAGATTTGGGCGGAAGAGTTTTACGTGCCGTTCTATCGCGTATTAGATGAGAACACCCACGATATACAAGGGCCAGCTTCCACGGCAGGCCTGACGCGGCAGCGTGCCTACCAGCGGCTTAAAGGTGCTGATATGCGTATTGGCGACCTGCTGGAAAACACGCTGATGAATTACCACCATCTGCTGTCGGCATCCCTGAAAAACCAAGCGGCCACGCAGGCCATTGAGAACGCGATGGCGGTAGGCATAGCGGGCGAAGTCAGCGAGTCGAGCCGAGACCCCAAATCTTCGACGTTCATTCTGCGCGACGGCAAACAAGTGTTCTACGAGATCAGCGATGACCTAGTGTACAAGGCGTTGGTAAACATGACGGATGCAGGCATGAAAGCCGTTATGGATAGCTCCGGCATGAAAGCCATGCGCTGGTTTAAGCGCCTGCTTACCAACATGGTCACGGTCACGCCTGAGTTTGTGGCCGCGAATACCATCCGCGATTCTCTGCAATCAGCGGCGGTAACGCCAGCAGGTATGAACCCACTATGGAACGCAGTGCGCGGCGCCGGTTACTACGCTAACAAGCGCAACCGCGCGCAAATGATTGCCAGCGGTGGATCCTTTAACTTCGGCCACCTATACGGCGACCGTAGCGACGAACTGAAAGCCCAGCTAAACCGCAACCTTCGCCGCGCCAAGGTGATTAACGACCCAGCCGCCGCACTGCAGGCTGGTAAGTTTTTATGGCGTCGCTGGAATGAAGCCACCGAGTTTGCCGAGAACATTAACCGCGCCAAGGTATACCAAGCCAACCTTGACAAAGGGAAGCTATACGCCGCCTTCCAGGCGCGTGACCTAATGGACTTCTCCAGCCATGGCAGTTGGTTTATGACTCGGTTTCTCATTGATACCGTGCCGTTCTTGAATGCACGCATTCAGGGCACCGATAAGCTGTACCGCGATGGCTTTAAACCAACGCTTCTAACAACCTTCGGCAAAGGGAGCGACTCTGACAAGGTGCGCGCTAAGCGCTTCTCTATCGTGACCGGTGCATTAATGGTGGCGTCTATTGGCCTGCTGATGCAAAACAACGATGACGAGGAGTACCAGGCGTTACCAGAATGGCAGAAGGACACCTATTGGTACATTCGCAACGGTGATGATGCCTACTTCATTCCTAAACCGTTTGAAGTTGGCGCTATCTCTACTATGGCGGAGCGCGTCACACAGCAGTTCATTGACGACACTGCAGGCGGCGACCTGTTCAAGGAGCGGTTATGGCACATGATTAGCCAGACGTTTAGCTTTAGTCCGGTGCCGCAGGCAGCCGCGCCCTTGCTTGATATTTACGCCAACCGCGACCCCTTCCGTGATCGGCCTATTGAGCCGTATTTTGATCAGAAGTTATCGCCTAGCTTGCGTTTCCGGTCTAGCACCACTATGCCAGCGCGCTGGTTGTCAGGCGGCCTTGAGAACGCTGTTGGCAATGACAGCATGCTGGCCCTCTCGCCGCTGCAGATTGACTACCTAGTGAATGGTTACTTGGGAAGCGTTGGCGGTTATGCGGCAGGTATGGCCGACACTTTCTGGCGTCGCGCGAATGGGCAGCAAGCACCTAGTAGACGCTGGACGGAATCAAGGCCTATCCGTCGTTTCTATCGTGACTTAGAGACGCCTGCTTACTCGACGCGCTACATGGATGTTTTCTATAAAGGCCTGCAAGAAGCCGACCGCGTGTATTCAGACTTACGGAAAATGGAAGAGATGGGGGCAATAGAGGAAGCGAGAGAGCTCGCGCAAAACAAGGGTGACTTGCTTCGCTTGCGCAAACAGCTGCAGGACGCGCGTGGCGATCTATCCGACATTAACAAGCGAATGGATCAAGTACGCCAAAGTGCAGAGATGGATCCAGACTATAAGCGTCGCGAGCTTGAGCGCTTACGCACGGTACGCAACCGCATTGTTGAAGTATTGGGAAGGGAGGTAGAGCAACAGCGGCTGGCTAACGACGCCTAAAGGCATAGATGCCCATGGCGATAGCCAATCCAAACAGGAGGGAATGGTGGTTGACCAGCAGGCCAGCCACCAAAAAGAAGGCAGGGATGCCAACCCAGCTAACGGCCAGCCACATACCAAGGCCGCCGTTTAGTTGCGTCATAACTAAACCGCCTAGCATAAGTAAGGTAACGGCAATGCCGAGTAGGTCGCCAAGCGGCATAGCGCTCTCCACGCAGAAGGGTGTTTTTATATGGTAGCAGAACACTCAAGCATGGCGGCATGCTTGAAAGCTCTGTGAGGAGTTTGTGAGCGCGTCACCTTTGCTGACGTGAGTAACAGCACGTTATGCGCCGTTGATATAGCAAATTCACGTTGCACCCAGCAGATAACTATATAAATATCAGTTGCTTATATTCAGGCGGGGTATGGTTTGGGTGTCTTGAAAACCGGCATAGGTTAATAGCCTATCCAGGGTTCGAATCCCTGTCCCTCCGCCACCTCGATTCTAAAGCCCTGTTCTTACGGGGCTTTTTTCGTTTCTAGGCTTTCTTTTTCCTCCCCAGCAATGCCTCGATATTATCAACCGGTTCTTTAACGTGATGAGAACGTGATTGCAGCTTGGCTACCGCGTCCCTTGCTCGATGGGGTGCTAGGTGCGCATAACGCTCGGTCATGTTGATGGTGGAATGCCCCAACACTTCCTTTACATCGGCCAGCGGTACGCCTTCCGACACCAGCCAGCTTGCGCAGGTATGCCGCAAGTCGTGAATGGTGAAGTCTTTGATGCACGCCAGCGCGCACGCCTTTTTGAATACCGGGTTAGGGTAGACGTATCGGCTGCCGTCACGCTTGCAGAATACCCAAGGGCAAGAAGGGCAGTAGGTTTGCGCGTATCGGTGCCGCCGTTTGAGCGCGGCCACGGCCGACTCGTTGAGCGGTATCGTTCTGCGCTTACCAGCTTTGCTATCTTCTGGCTCCAGGGTTATCAGTGCGTGTTCCCAATTCACGCGCCGCCATTCAAGCTTTAATAGCTCGCCTTTGCGTGCGCCGGTGTGCAGGGCTAGCTCGATGAAGTCGGCCAAGCGCTCGCCTTCGCGGGTGGTTTTGGCTTTCTCGATCAGCGTGTCCGCTTCCTTGCGGGTAATCCAGCGCACGCGCCCAGGCGGCTCTTTCAGCATCCGGCCCTTCACAGGGTTGGGTAGCGGCCACTCTAAATGCGTGACCGCGTGGGTGATCATGGCCGCGAGTATCGCCAGCTCTCGGTTTATGGTGGCAGGCCCGACGCCTTCACTTTGCCGAAAGGCAATAAAGGCGCGAACGTCTGCGCCTTCCAGCTTGCCCATTACTTTGTCGGCACCAAAGAAGTCGTAGAGTTTGCCGGTGCGCATCTTGATATCGGCCAATGAGCGCTTGTCCTGACTGGCCAGCAGGTACTCGGTGGCGACTTCGGCAAAGCTGCGTTCAGGGGCTTCGTCCCAATAGGACTGGCGGTAAAGTTGCGCCTTCCATTTCCCCTCTAGCGCTTCAGCCGCTTGCTTGTCGGTCGTCCGAGTAGAGCGTCTAATTGGCTCGCCGCCTCCCGGCGGGGATAGGTAGACCCACCAGAACGGTGAGTCTGGGCGCTTATACGGCATGGCTTACCTCCCGTTATCGCGCCGGGTGCATCGGTAGTGTGGCTGACCGCTGCATCTCCGGCAATCATCGCTTTGAGTGCTTGCTTGTTGACGTAGGTTTTGCCGCCGATCTTTAGCCCTGGCAGCGTGCCGCTATTCACCCACTTGGAAATGGTGGCGGGGTGGCACGACAATTCTTTAGCCGCTTCATCACGGCTCATTAGCATTTCGCCCATGGCTTTCTCCCAGGCAAAAGAAAGCCGCCTCTTGGGCGGCTGTTAATCGTTGCTTGTTAGCGGCTTCATGCGTCACCTGGTTCTGGTGCGGCTGATCGCATTTCTCTCCACGTCTCTATAGCCGCGCATCCTGGGTATGGCGCAGAATCAAGCATTTCATCCGTCGGTTCTACCGGCACGGCTTGCCAGCCTTCAGGGCATGCAATCTTCCAAGTTTCCCACGCTGACTGAGCCTGCATTAGCTTGTAGCCTTCACCGCTGCGCTCTACCGCCTGCGGCCACTTACCTTGATCGCTAAACCAGCGCTCAAAACGCTCCCGCTGGCTTGGCCTTACAATCTCCGCTTCCCGCTGCCGTGCCTCGATAGCCCGAAACGCCTCTTCTTCCTCCGGCGTGCATACTGCAAACTGGTCATCAAATGCTGTGCTAGTCATGATTCACCTCGTTAAAGATTGTTATCACCAGGATCCCAGCAAGAGGCGCAAACTCTCTCGTCTGGGTTAGCGTTGGCGTCAGCTATGCGATCAACTAAACGCTCTTGATTGCGTGGCGCGTTTTCCTGGATAGTTGCTCCGCACTTAGTGCACTCGTATTCAAGAAAGGGGCCTCTTACGTGTCCCATAAAACCTCCATCCAATAAAAAACCGCTCAACGGCGGTAGTCTTTAAACAGTCGTGTCGATAGCCGCCACACAGGCGTATTGGGTATGCGCCTACGCACTGACATCGCGACGATGCGGCGGGCGTTGGGTAGCTGATCGAGCATGCTCAAACTCCGTGCAGCGCACGATGACGCGGCCCGCGCTTTTGCTCATGGCGGGCATGGTGGAAAACGGGAGGTGGCTACAGTCGTCGAAGGTGTGGCGGCAGGCCATGCAGAGGCTGCCCTTGGGCTGGTGGGTCATTGCTGGGCCTCGGCCTGTCGGCGAAGCGCCCGCGACTTTATCAGTAAGGCTTTCTCTACCCCCATGTGACCAAACTTGGGTAGGCCTTCGGCAAACTCTTCCAGCGCCTCCGCCTGCTTAATCAGGTCGCGGCGGGCGAGGTTGTTTTCTCCCGTTGACTCAATAGCATGATGCAATGCAACGTTAACTCCTTTTGAATAATGCTCATCTAACGGGGTCTGGAATGCCATTTGGCATGCATTACGCAACCGCTCCACATATACCGCCAGGGCGTCACGCTCTTGCTCCAGCTGGGTAACAAGCTCAGTCAGCCGCGCATTAGCCGCCCGCTCGCTTTCCAACGCCTCCGGACTGCATTCAGCACGCAGCCGCTTGGCTTGTTTCAATTCGTAACTTGCCACCGACTTGACCGCATCCATACCCTGTTGGGCGGCTTTAGCCTGGCGTGCCAGCAAATACTCAAGCTCGGCAATGCGCTTATGTGCCTCGTTCAGTTCGCCCTCTATTCGCTCCATTGGTGTCATTTTGATCAGCCCTCTAATTGCTCACGCAGCTTAGCAACATAGGTTTCAAGGTATTTCAGCTTACACGCTGGGCATATAAGCCCGTTGGTAACACCATACGGCTGGCTGAATCTCAGTTCGGCAGTGATATAAGCAGGCCCAACGTCACGACCATCGCCGCTATTTACTCGCGCCCTAATAACCCCGTCGCTCTCACCGCACTCTTTACCGCAAATATCGCAAGTAACCTCACTGATTGTTCTCTGCTTAATGCCCATCACGCCGCCCTCATGCTAGCCAACTGCTTAGCCTGCTCGGCTACCTCAAGCCGCAGCTTGGCATTCTCAATCGCCAGTGCGTCGTTTTCTGCTAGCGCGGCCTCTTTTTCATGCTCGCAATCTTCCCAGCGCGATAAAACGTGATCAAGAAAGTCGTCAATCACTGCTTCGCGTTCGGCAGCGGTGCCGTTATGTACGGGTATCAGCATGGTTATCTCCAGTAATGATGTAGCGGTCGCGGCTTGGGCCGACTAGCGGTTTCTGCCCAGGCGCTAAGTGCCAGTCGAATTCATGCAAGCACTCGTCGCACTGTTTCAGATTGATTGAGCGAAACAGCCGTAGGCGCTCACTGCCGCACTTTGGGCAGCGTTTGGTTGTGGGTTTCATTCATGCTGCCTCTTCGCTATCAGCGAAAATGTCTAGCTGCTGTTCGCTGCTAGGCTTCTCTATGAATTCGCAGGTGACGATCTCGACCTTTGGGCTAACGCCATGCCAATCATTTTTATAAACAGTGGTATCGATGCCGCAGTTGTTGCCGAGCGTGATGCCGGTTTGCTTCATGAATGTTCGGCACCGGTCATTGATCTCTTCGCGATAGCAGCGCTCACCCGAGTAGCGAAAAGATGCGGACTCTTGAGGAATGATAAAGGCGCCGAAGCTGGATATTCGCGAGCCCATTTCGATCACTCTGTACTCGAATAGACCGCCGCGGTAATTTCCTTCGTAATTGCCTGTCTTGATTTTCCCAAACGGCGGATTCGAGACTGACCAATCAAAGAAGCCCAGCCCGCGATACAGCTCCTTGTCGAACACGTCGCCTTGTATCCATTCCGCATCCGGCAGCACTCGCTTGCCAACCTCAATGTAAGCCTCGCAATACTCGACGCAGACCAAGCGCGTCGCTTTCTGCTCTAAAGCAAAGCCCAGGCGGCCTATCCCAGCGCAAAGATCAATAATCGATACGCCATCGCTGACCTCTATCGCAAAGTCGCGGGCCAATCCCTCAGGCGTAAAAAAGGCGCCGCTTAAACTGTTAAGGGCGCCCGCTGATTCTTGGTAGTTTTCGAGGATGAAATATCGCTCATTCTCGCCAAGCCTTCGGTCTGAGTGCACAAGCTCCATCACTTGATTTTGAAGCTGTGACTGTTTTTTCGATAGCCTCATTCAGCCTCCTTATGCGCTATACCGCGTCACGTAGTTTGTAATGTCTCTTGCCGTACTCACGCCGCAGCCGTACTTCAACGCTAAGCGCCGATAGCTCATGCCGTGGCGCTCTCGGTCGTGGCGCATTGCTCTAACCTGGGCGTCAGATAGCACGGCCTTTTGATGGCATTCGCCGCAGCGGTGGCCGGTGGGTGCGCGGGCTATCTGGCTCACAGCACACCGAACCACACCAGCCAGCCGTGCAGCACGCCTACCGGAAATATCACAGCGCCCAGCACTAGCAGCACCCACATTTCTTCATTAATGGCTGTAACGAAGTGCTGGATATAAGCGCCAAAAGTGGCTAGCGCGATACCGATAAAAAAGATGATTCCGAATAGTGACTGCATAATGATCTCCAGATAGTAAAAAGCCCCTTTCGGGGCTAGGCTCTTCGCTGCTCGCAGGCTAGCTGCCTGCCAACCGTTTGATGTGGCCACGACTGCCATAGCTCTGCTGGCAGCAAGCGCTTGAGCGTGCCGTAGTAAATGCCTATGTCAGCGGCGAGCTCTGTTCGTGATAAACGTCTGGCCATGTAATGCTTTGCCACCTCAACCAGCGGCTTACCCTTTTGCTGCTCAAAGTTCCTCACCGCTAGCTCAGTGCAGTGACGGGGCCTGACCAGGCCGAGCGCCCTGGCGCGTACGCAAACCTGCTCACGAGGCCTTTTCAAGAAGGCGGCTATGTCGTCAATGGGTGTGCTAGTTGGGTAGTGGCGCTTAAGGTAAGCGTAATCAGCTAGTGTCCAGGGAGGTTTCGTAGCCATAAGCCCTCCAAAAGAAAAGGCCCCGCAGGGCCTCGTTGTGGGTGAGTGCTTAGCGCGGCGCGTCGGCGTGGAGGATCATCACGTCATCGCCCAGCGTTTCTTTGATGCTGGCCATGGTCTGCGAGAACGCATCTTCTAGCAGGCGCTCAGGGCGCAGTAGGTCGAACCACATCACCAGCTGGCCGTCACCAATGCGATAGCGCAGCCGGGCATCTAGCGCGTAGTGGTCACCACCTTCAAATACTGGAATGCCCAGCTTGAACACCTCGGGAATTTCAATCGTCCCTTTGCCAGCCGTGCCTTGAATTTCCTCGTTGTAGGTAATCTGCACCTCGCCGTTATCCAGGCGAACGCCGCTTTGGAAGTCGACTTTCTTTTTGGCTTCCAGCGTGCGGCTCACCATAAGAATGTCACTTCCGCTGGGCTCTTGAACGTCCGGCAGGTTGTCTTCGATGAACTTAGCGAAGTCATGCTGCGTCATCTTCTTGCCGTCTGCTTTCGACCACGTTTCCCAGCTGCGTGAGTGCGGACAGGCGTAGGTGGCGCGATGCCTGCCCCAAGCAGGCGCATCTTTTTCAGGATGATCAATCACAGCGGTGAAGCGTGTGTTCGACAGGTCTGCGTACACCGTTGTAGCTTCGTTCTTGAAGCGATTTACGTAGATGGTGAAGTCGGTGGCGTTATGGATGGTGACCGTTTGCGCTGTGATCCGGGGTGCTTTGCGATACTGCTCAAGGTCTTCAATGCGGTAGCCTTCTGGCAGCATGACCGCTTCGTCTTTTTCTGGATCAAATCCAGCCATTTGCGTACCGGCGGCGATAGCGTCAGCAACGAAGGTTTGGTTTAGCTCTGTCATTACTTACACCTGCTTCAGTTGGGTGGGTTTGGTTTCTTCAGCGAGCTGCTTGGCTTCACGCTTCTGTAGCTCTACTTCGCGAAGGTCCATCTTCTGCTGACGCGGATCCTCTAGCTGCAGCTGCATGTTGGCATCCTCAAACATGACGCTTGCGCCGCGATCAAACTCGGGCAGCTTCGACTTAATTTCATCGGACAGCATGAACATGCCGGGCATACCTTTCTCTGGCTTGATCTTCACCTTCAGCGTGATCTCAGCCATCTTGCCCGTGTCTTTGCAGCGCTCCTGCGCTTCAACCAAGGCTTCCGATAGTTCTTCCAGCGTTTGGCCACGGCGCAGCTTGGCCAGCATCATGGTGAATGCTTGCGGGTTGATTTCCATTACGTGTTGCCTCTTGCGGTAGGTTGGAGCCACTGGCCCCAGGTGGGTGAATCGTCAGGGCATAAAAAAGCCCCTGCGTGAGGGGCTAGGCTGCGTTCAGTTGGGCCATGGCTTCGGGATACCCTGACCAGTTATCCACGCCTGCGGCTTGCAGGGCTAATAGCTTGGCCTCGGCTTCTAGCAACCGGTCGTACTCTTTCCGGCTAATGGTCACCTGCTCCGGTGCTTTCACCTGGCTGCCGCGTTGGAAGTTATCAGCGGCGGCGCTTAGGCGGCTGGTGTCCAACGGCTTATGCTCGGCAGCGGCGGGCATAGGTTCCGGCTCTGGTTGCGGTTCAGGTTTGCGCTTCTCGGCTTCCTCGGCTTCCTCGGCTTGGCGTTTGGCTTCGGCCTCTGCCGCTTCGCGCTTCTGCTTCTCCACTTCGCGCTGCGCTTTGGCGGCTTCCTCCTGCCGGATGCGTTCGCGCTCTTCGTCAAACTTGGCTTGCTCGGCGGCTTTGTGCTGTGCGATGCGTGACGTAATCACCGCCTGCAGGTCATCGCGCTGCTTCTGGATCAGTTCGCGCCAATCGCTGAACAGAAAGGCGTAGTCACCTTGCTCGGCATTTAGTAGGGCCTTATTGCCGTTGATCTCATTAGCAAGCTGCTGGCATTCGATCTTGGCGCGGGCTACCTCGTCATCGGCGGCAGCTTGCAGGGTGGCGATGGTCTTTTTTCCCTTCATCGCGCCTACAATATCCAGGCTGTGCGCGGGCACGATTGGGCACTCCAGCTTGGCAAGAAAGGCATCAAACGCTGCAGCCGCATTGCGCTGAATCTCGATGCGCCGGTTTTCCTTCTCGGCTTTCACCAGCTTGTTCAGGTACAAGCGCTTTTGCCGCATCGTTTCGCGCAGCTCATCGATGGTATCGAACAGCTCCGCAATGCTGGCGGTTTGCTCAAGGGCGCGCTGCTTGCTTTCCTCCAGCTGCTTCTCGCCTTTCTGCAGGAATTTGACGGTGCTCTCGGCGTCGGCAAAGTCCTTGTCGGTGACCATCTCCGTCTTGATGCTGTCGATCATCGCCAGCGCTTTGGCTTTGAAGTACGGCAAGTTCGACGCCTGCACGCCGCCGGTCATTTGAATGCTGAGCGCGGGCAGCTTGTCCGGCGCCTCGCCTTGCGGTGCCACTTTCTGTTCTTGGGGCTGAAAGGCTTCCAGGTCGGCCTTGAATTGCGCCCAGCCTGCGATTAGTTGCTTTATCCTATCTTCGTCTCGCTCGTACCACATGTGAGCAAACCGGTCGCGAGTGCCATCAGAAGCGACAAATAGTATTCGCTCTGCGCCCGAAACCATCATCTGATGATCCATTTGCCACTTGTAATGATCTTCTAGGTCTTTGGCCTCAACTTGCTGGATCAGCGATACGGAAGCCAATTTATGCTCGAATCCAACTTCTCCCATGATTTCCAGGCCATCCATTGACGCTAGATATGTCTGGCTATCATCCTCTACCGTGCATGGGTATAGCTCACTTCCGATGATTTCTTCAGCGATGACTCGAGCCTCTGCTTCAGCCTTGTGCCCAGCGTCAAATATTCGTTGCTGCGCTTGACTAACCTCCGGCTGAACACCCGTATGCTTGAGTTTTAAAAGATCATTTCGGCTCATGTACTTGTGCTGCCCGAAGACGGCAGCGGCTTCGCTTGCTGTAAAGCGTTGAGCGCGCAAGAAGCGCCACTCTTCCGTACCTTGAATCATGTTTTCAATAACTTTCATGGCGAAGTGCCTCCGTGATTCTGGTGGTAACCCATGCGAGCTTCAGCGCTTAGCCTTAAATGCAGCGCTTCTATGTAGCTATCGCTTCTGCCTAAAAAAATCCTTTTCCCTTTATGAGATATTCGAGATACAAACTTTCCGCTTCTTTTTTCAAAGGTTATGCCTGGGTGCCCGCTAGTGTTGTCCGATCTGATTGATGCGTTTTTGGCATTCCCGTTTTCATCAACTTCACGCAAATTTTGCGGGCGGTTGTCAGTTCTGACGTGATTGATATGATCCAGCCAAAGCTCCGGCCATCTGCCGTAATACAAAGCAAAAACCACCCGATGAGCTTTTAGCCATTTGCCTAAAAACGGGCCATGAAAATAACCGCTGCTGGAAATGCTATTGAAAGCAGGCTTTCCAGCATGGCGACAGTTCCATCTAGCAGCTTCTTGCTTAGCTGAATGCCTGCCGCTAGAAAAAGCTGACGCTTCCCGCTCTTTCCAGTAGAGGAGGCCTTTTTCTGCATCCAGAAAAACAGCGGCATCTAATACCTCTATCAAAGGAGGGCTGGCTTTACTCATGCTGCCTCCTCGCTCGCCACATTGCGGATTGCGGCTTTCTGCTCTTCGGTTAGCTCAGCCTTGCTGCTGACCATCGAGATGATCTGCTCTGGCGTTTTCTTGCCCGCCTCGATCAGGCCTTGCCACTTCGGGAAGTTGCTTTCAAAAGACTCTGCCGGGTAGTGCGGTAGCGCCTGGGGTTGAGGCTGGGCTTGCGGGGTAATGTCTTTCTCGGCATGGGCGAAATGCTTACCTTCCATTTCTTCGGCGGTTGGCTCCGAGCCAATCTCAGGCCATGCCTTGCGCAGCGCTTGGGCTTCTGCACACTTGGCTAGTTGCCCAAAGGGCCGCTTCTTCCACATCGCGTTAGGTGCTTCGGAAGAAGCTCCTGCCGTGGCGTAGTTCTCAATCCAATACTCTTTTGAGGTGTAGGCAACGCGCATGCCCGACACGATCTTGTAGACGGTGTACTTGCACCACTCGGGGTAAGCCACCTTCACCGTGATGGGGTTCTTGTTGAAGTCCTGCCCCTGAAACTCTCGCTCAACGGTGGGGCCGAACTCCGGCTCGTCGGCGCCGGCGTAGTTGCCGGAGCGATCCGCCTGGATGCGGTAAAGGCCAATGCCCGGCATCGGCACGTCGCGCCAATCCTTCTTGCCGCTTTGGGCGTCTTTGACCTGCATGGGCACCAAGTGAACCGGCTTCAACATAATGTCGAGCTGGCGGGCGCGGCAGTAATCAATCGCCATGATGATCGAGTCAGTGCGGGCGCCTGGGTACAGCGTGGAGCAAAGGGCGTTCCACGTTGATTCGTCGATGCCACGCTGGGCCAGCATGGGGTATTGCTCAGCCCATTGTGTTGCTGCTACTGCATTGCTCATATAAACTCCTTGATGATCTTCTTCAGACGTCGATCCGGCCCGCTACCTGTTCGCGCAGGAGTGGGCTTTTTAGTTTTGCGGCTTAGTTTTGCGGCTCGGCTCTTGGTTTTGCGCTTCTGCCAGCAGCTTGCCTAGCTCAACGTGGTCATTGACGTTCAAGCTGGTGCTGTCTTTGGTGACGTAGTAAACCGCCACGCCTGTCTCTTCATCCCAGCCTGCTTTGCCTGTGAGTCTCCAGTTGCTCACGACCACTCCCCCTTGCGCACCTGCGCATCCCATGCCTGGATAGCCACATCACGCATAGCTGTAGCGTTGCGCTCAAACATGATGTCCATCAGGTAGTGTTCGTTCTCGGGCTGCTGCGCCCACCGGATCAGCGAATCACAGGCAGCAAGCTCGCCTTCCTCGATGCAATCGGTGGGTGTTTTGTCGGCTTCTGGCGAGAACTGCGGATACCGCACGGCGGTTTTGTCGGGTACTGCATAAGCCATGTTCATGTGGTTCTCCTTAATCAGCAGGACGTAGACCTGGGCAAATCTCGGCAGCAATGCCGCGATAATCGGGGTGACCAACACGGTCCAATGGCTCAACGCCTCGCGCTTCCTCAGCAGCCCAGACGGCTACCTCAGCGCAATACGTCCGGTGCAGGCTCTCTTTGTCAGCCGCGCCAAGATTGGCCGCTAGCACCATGCTCAGGCCCAAAAACATCAGCGCGATTGCGCTAAGCGTTTTCTTGTTCATTGGGAACCTCCGGTATTTGCATCCAGTGGGTCACGTCACTGCTTTTAAAAGCTCGATCAACCATGCCGCCGTAACAGAATGCACAGCAGTCAACATCCATATTTACGGTGCAGGCTTCGTATTCACCTTCGCCCCAGTAACCAACTACCGGGCACTCTTCGTAAGCGATCGCCAGCAGTACGCGCTCGCCCTGGTTAGGCGTTGATTCGCTCGCTTTATTCCATTTCATCGCGTCACCTTATTGATTAACTGGGGCGGGTAGCCAAGGCGCTTAGCCGCTGCTTTCGCTAAACGCAGGCCCAAAAAAAAGACCTTTATCAGGTCTCGGCGTAATGATGTTTCCGCGCTGTTCGCGGAGTAGGTACCGTGTAGTCATACGGCAGGCTCCTTAACCAAAGCCGAGAGGCGCTTTACTTCTTTTATGAGCGCCTGCTTATCTCGATGCAGCTTTAGATTTTCGTTTAGCTCGCGGGATAGCCTGCGGGGCATATTGATTAGGTCGTCAAACTCTCGGTATCGGTAGCGATAGCCGCCGTCGGCATGCTTCCAAATGTTGTCGCTATCAATCCGGGTTTCGTATTCATCTACATATTTCTGCAGCGCTTCCGCATCAACGTAGCCGCCATAAAACACGTAGCACTCTTTAAGCTGATCAATGCTGTTGTAGGCAATGCTCACTGTTTTTGATTCAGGGTCTGCGCAATCCCACCAGTCGTCTCTTAGTTTCCGGTCTTCCCCGTTAGCCATGCGTACGGTCATTTCTCGACCAGCGAACGCCTTAAAATTAGGGCCAGATTTTTGATACTGCAGAAAGGTACGGAAAGGCCCGCATACTCCAACCATGAAACGCTTACCATCGATAACTTGTTCGCGATGAATAAAAACTGGCCGCTTATCGAAAACATACGCCCACCGCCCATTCATCATTACCATTGCGATTATTTTCATAAACACCTCTCATAGAATTAGGCGCGCCGCCTGCTGTATCTGCGCCCCTCGCAGTGCCAGTGGAAGGGGAGCCAAGCAGCGCGGGAATAACGTCGATGCAGCGCTATTCCAACTGGTAAGGATTACTTGACGGTTGAGCGCAGGCTGCGCAGGTGGTCGGCATACTCAGCGCTGTGCTTAGCGTTATCGGCCACTGCTTGCTTAACCGCGCGGTCGTTGTACTTCTCAATCTGAGCGCGCAAATAAGCCGCATCTTGCTCTAACCACAAGATTGCGCTGTCTAGATCAGTGTCGCTTTCGTAAACGTGGCCTTTCTTGTCGGTGTACATAGGCGCTCCATCGAGGTGTAAAGGATTGCTTTACAACTGGGGTAAAAAAGCCCGACGGGGTGCCGGGCAATGCCAGTGTGATGCGCCGGACGATGCCGGTATTAGCATCGGGATGGAGGCTGGCAACCACACCAGCAATTAGGGCGCTACCCTCTCCTTTATGGTCTGCTTATGGCAGTGCTAACCGCCTGCATGTTTTGGATACTCCATCCCGATGGCCCTTGGTATTCTCAGCGCCAAGGGCGGCGCTATTCCCCGCACTACGCAGCGGAACTCGGCTTGCTCTTGGGCTGAATGACCACTTCGTAGCCTTCTGCGCAGTCATCGCACAGCACTGCCATATCACCCACATAATCAAGCTTGAAGCTGCCGTCTTTTGCTGTGCCTCTATCGAAGTCGTAATTCAGGTTTGCGTCGTAAAACGCTTTTCTGCTGCATTTATCGCAAAGGTAATAATCTGCTGCTGCCATACCCACCTCCTGTTGATTAGCCGCTAGTCTGGTTTAACCGTTAAGTCATGGTCGCCTTTCCAGCCAAGGCGGCTGATGCGCTCTTGCAATGCGTCAATAGCCGCTTGTTCTGTTTTGCCAAAGCCGTTTAGGTGCCCATTGGATGCCTTGAAACAGCAGTGATCAAAGCCCGGGTGGGCTCCCGATTTTGAAACTGTGATGCTCATACCGCTCTCCTGTGATCGTGATCAAACATCGGGATAGGCCTTCGCTACGCCTTTAACGGCCTCGCATTGAGGCGAATGACCTATTTCGATGCCCGCTCAGTGAACGGGCTCTTCGACCATATTGCTAACGTCAACAAAATGGTTCCGGTACTTCGACAGCCTCGGTTAGCCTTCACACGCCTAAGTGAGTCCAGCGCTTTTTATTGACGATACGGCTAATAGTCTGCTGCCCCACTCCAAACTCACGGGCAAGCGCAGGGCCGCCGTTGATACGGCATCGCGCCACATATCGGGAGCGGATTTCCGCCACCTGTTCGCTTGTGAGCTTTGAATTCCCGCTTGCCGAGCCTCGGGTTGACCGCCCTCGATCAGCCATGTCTCGGTTGTTGTCAGCTACGGTGCCCAGCTCAAGGTGATCCGGGTTTATGCAGGGAGGGTTGTCGCAGCGGTGTCGGACTACTTTCCCGGCGATGTCTTCAATGCCCAGGCCGCGCGCCTCGACATAGGCAACACGATGGGCGAACTGCATTTTCCCCTGCCATCTGCGCTGCCCATAACCTTTCGGAGTCCGGTACCGATGCCACTCGATGCAGTTTTCCATTAGGTGTCCTTTGCGGTTACTCACTCATCCATCAGCGCCCTCATAGAAGGCGCTGTAAGATGACCTGATACTTCGACAGCCTCAGGCAGGCGTATGCCTGACGCGCTCTCGCAGATGCAATCCACTACGGCGGGGCAGGCTATAACTTGTTAAAGAGCGGCGGCCTGTGAGGCCCTGAACACGCTGCGCTGTGTTCCTGTGATACAATTTAAGCATGCTGAAATGGCCCGTCAAGATTTTTGCTGAAAAAATTTAAGCATGGTGAAATTAAAGTCGTAAAAAAACCGCCTTCAACGGCGGTTGAGCGGTGCTAAGCAGTTGCTACCATAGAGAAAATGCTAGATAGGTGGCTAAAACTACAGCAAGAGGGGATACCAAAAGCGCTGACTCGCCCAGCTTCGAGAAAATAAAGCTCATCACCGGCAGTACTGCAATAGCTATAGCGATGGAGCTGGCCAATTCTACCCATTGAGAGTTAAAAGCCAGCTTTCCCAAAAAGGCGACGGCAAATGCGAAGCCTGCCATTGAGGCCAAGGAAAGAATCAGCCTCACGATCTGCCAGGAGCCACGAAAGTTGCCTGCATGTACATTGATGATCCACATACAGCACCTAAAGGCGGTCCACTCAAGCAGCATCTATTTCTCCTTAAACTTCAATCGAATACTTCCCACCAAAACACTCTGCCAATAATTTTAGGGGCGTCCGGTCCCATTAGGCTGTGTGTTTCTTCAGGGTATTCGTCACTGTTGTCGCTGACCAGGCGCACACGTCCTAGCGGTAGCTTGTAGAGGCGTTTGATGCGAAGCATGCCGCCGTGATCGAGTGCGTAAATCTTGCCGTCAATGATGTGTCGCGTGCCTTTGTCGATGGCGATAGGGGAGCCATCTGCAATCGTGGGCATCATTGACGTGCCCGTGGCTGTCGCACATGCCGCATTGTCAGGGGAGACATTGCGAGCAGCGAGCTTTGCCAGCGGGAAGCGCATTGTATGGCCGCCATTCTCTACGACCTGGGTGCGGCCATCGCCAGCGGAGAACTCGACTTCGCGGAAGCAGGGCAATTCGACTTCATCGGGAGACAGGGGGGTGCTGCCCTCCACGATCTCCGTGTCGTGAAACTGTAGCTCGTTCGAGTCAGCAGAGTAGCCAGCTCGGGGCTCGAGGATCTCCTGCATGGGCCCTTTACCCTCAACCAGCCATGTGTAAGAGACGCGTGTGGCACGGGCCAATTTCAGCAGTCTCTCTGCCGTAGGGGCTTTTGTATCGCCGTTCAGCCACTGCGTTACTGCAGACGGATTGACGCCGCACGCCTTGGCGATCGCGCTTTTGGTTTGGCCACTCTCTTTAATGGCCAGGCTGATTCTTTCTTGAATGCTCATTTCAGCAAGCTTAACTGAACTGCATTTCAGTATGCTTGCGTGTTTACTTTCAGCATGCTTAAATAATTTCATCAATAGAGGACAACCCGATGAAAACCGAAGACGCCATTAAGCATTTCGACGGGAAAAAGATTGAGCTTGCCAAAGCGCTCAAAATCTCTCCTTCCGCTGTAACGATGTGGGGCGAAGAAGTCCCACTTCTGCGGCAGTACCAGCTTGAGCGACTTACCGATGGCGCTTTGAAAGCTGACCCTATTGCCGCTTAACACCAACCGCCTGCCTGTGAAGGCCGCGATATTCCCACGGTACAGAGGTAATTCCATGACTCGATACCTGAATGATGATCGTCGCCGTAAGCAAGAAGGCGAACACTTAACCAACGTCGTGAAAGTGCGCTTCACCGATGCTGAGCTAGAGGACATTGAGCGCGCGGCGGCAATGACCACTGGCGGGCGCATCGCGCCGTTACTTCATGAGCTGTCTCTGGAAGCCCTGGAAGCGCGGCGCATTCATCAAGCGCAGCTGTTAGACGACTTAGCCAACGGGCGCCCATTGGATGAGCGTGCCCGCCAAACCCTAGCCGAGCTAATGGCAAAAACCGCTGAACGCCACTTATTGGAAAGCGTGGCACAGCGCGCAATGGCCTGACAGGGCCGAGGAGTAAGCAGTGATTGATCGTCAGGTAATCGCGCTCGCAGTAGCGAGTATGTCGGCAGAGGGGTTGCAGGCAGCACGGCAAGAAGCTGCGCATCGGCGTATGAGCGTCGAGGACGTAGTGCTGGAGGCAAACCTTAGCGCCGTAAAAGAGCAGCTGTACGCGCTACGGCAATCCGTTGTTGCTGCGCCGTCGTTAACCGTGATCGAGGGAGGTCGGGCGTAAGTCCGGCTTTTCGATAGTAGGCCCTGGTAGGGCAGTCCTGAAACGACAAAGCCCGGCATATCGCTGGGGAGCGTGCCGGGCTTTGAAGAACACTTAGTGAGGTAATTATGAGCGATACCGCAGAAATTTACCAGTTTCCAGAGCGTCGTGATGACGCCCAGGCACCGGCAGCGCCGAGCAAGGGGCCACAAGTGGAGGATGGATACACTCGCATTGCAAATGAGCTGTTAGAGCAGGTCATGTCGGCACCACTGACGTTGCGAGAAATGCGCGTTGTAATGGCGGTTATTCGCCTGACGTATGGGTGGAACCGCAAGCAAGCACGTTTAACGGGTGGTTTGCTAGCCAAGCTAACCGGTATGCCAGACACTAAAGCAAGCAGGACACTAGCCTCCTTAGTCGAAAAGAACGTGGTTATTCGCCATGGGGGTAGTCGTTCACCAGTATCGCTAAACAAGCGTGCTGACCAGTGGATGCTGACGGTACCGGAGCGAAAAACCCCGCCACCGAAAAAGGCCAAATCTAGCGAGACTTACCAAACCGGACAGGCTAACCCAAAACGGTATGACTCTTACCAAAATGGTAAGTCTGAGTCTTACCAAAATGGTAACGATTCTAAAGACATGAAAGACAAACCCCTTCTCACTACGTTCGAAGGGGATAGCGATCCCGCTCCGGAAAATTCAAAACCCGCCGCACCCAAGAAGCCTGCCAAAGCAAAACCGGCGGCGCTTGATCTTGCCGACCTGCCGAACGGTGTTTCTGTCGAAGCCGCCAAGGCGTTTATCGACCACCGCAAGGCGTTGAAAAAACCGCTTACCCAGCGTGCGCTCATGCTTGCGCTTGGCGAAGCCGTGAAGGCTAGCGAGGCAATCCCTGACATGACGCCAGACCAAGCGATTGACGAAGCAATCTTGGCGGGCTGGCAAGGCGTGAAAGCTCAGTGGTTGATTAACCGCCAAGGTGGAGGCGGTGCGAGGCCTCAGCGCCAAGATGGCCGCATGGGTTTTGCTCAACCGATGCCGGTGGGTTCTTACGGCACCAACGATCTCGAACTTCCAGCATGGGCGAGGGATTAACCATGGCGCAACCATTGACGACAACCCCGCAAGTACGCGGCCAGCTAGCCAGCATGCTTGCCGGCACCGCTGACACTAGGGCAGACCACTGTCGCGTTCACGGCGCGTTTGCTAACACCAAAATGCCCAACGGTCAGTGGGCAGGGTGCCCGCAGTGCGTCATGGAAGACGCCAAGGGCGTTAGCCAAGCCGAAGTGAGTCAAGCCAGCGAAGCCGGCAGCCGTCGGCGGCTTGAGAAGTTGCGCGAAGAGTCGCTTATCCCGAAGCGCTTTGTTTCCAAGTCGCTCACTGGCTTTGAAGCGCAGAGCCGTGAGCAACAGTACGTGCTAAGCGTCTGCCGTGCCTACGTCACCAGGTTTGATGAGCGCTTGGCGCAGGGTGGCGGGCTGATCTTTACCGGCAGTGTGGGCACTGGCAAGAGTCATTTAGCTTATGCCATCGGCAACGCGCTACTGGCCAGTGGGCGTGTGGTTATGGGTATCGATGTTTACGAGCTGATCGACTTGATTAAAGAGCGCGCATTCAGCAAGGAGAAGGGAGCAAGTGAGCGTGAAGCTATCCGCGCTTTCGTTGGTGGCTTAGACCTGCTGGTTCTGGATGAGGTTGGCGCGCAGCTGGGTACCGAGTGGGAGCGCTTGATGCTGTTCAAGATTATCAACGAACGCTACAAGCAGATGCTGCCGACGATCCTGATTAGCAACCTCGAAGCTGACAAGCTCGAAGACTACATGGGTAAGCGCATCATTGACCGGATGCAAGAGGGGGGCGGTGCCACGCTCAAACTGGATTGGGGCAGTTATCGGACGCAGCGAGGTGTCGCATGAGCTCATCTATCCTCCGGGATCGCCTCACCGCGCTTATGGGGGTGCGTCATGCGGCTAACTAAATACGACAAACCAATGACGGCAGCGCTATCTAAGCCAGAGCCGTTGCCCGGAAGCGGAAGCCGCCCGTCGATACTCAACAACGAAGATTACGTTGCCGACCTGAAAGAGAAAACCAGGGGCAAGATAGTGGCTGCTAAATGGGGCGTGGCAATTAACACGGTCTGGCAGCACCGCTCGATTCTACGCAAGCGGGGTGAGTTATGAAGCCTATTGAGCCGGGGTGCTTAGCCATAGTCGTGAATGCGAATAAAGACAGAAGCATGATCGGCAAAGTGATGAAAGTAACTGAGCGCGCTCAAGACAAAGACCATTTTTTTGATGGTAATCCAGCATGGCGGCTAGATAAACCTATTCCAAACTTGGCTTGCGAGGACTGGCTGATTCGCATTGACGATCATGATTTAAACGTCGAAGAGCAAGAGCGGGAGGTGGAGCATGGGTAAGCCAAAACGCCAACCCATCTACCTGCGCGCCGTCAAATTGATTGACCCGGCCAGTGGTGCTGAGGTGTCTGCATTCGTCCCGGCAGGCGCAGCCGATGCCAATACGGTCAAAGAGCGCGGCATCAAGATCGGCAACATCCTGCGTGGCGATCTAACTCGGCCTCGTAATATCCAATTTCACCGCTTAGCGCACGCGCTGGGCGGATTAATGGCCGATAGCGTAGATAAGTTCGCGGGCATGACTCACCACGAAGTGCTCAAGAAGTTGCAGTTCGAGTCTGGCGTCGAATGCGACGTTACGCGCACAGAGCTGCCCGAGTTCGGCATGGTGCTAGAGAACAAGCAGCCTCGCTCACTGGCATTCGATTGCATGGAGCAAGGCCAGTTCTATGAGTTTGTGCGCGGCATCTGCACGCACATCGCTAGCGAGTATTGGCCGCAATGCACGCCCAAGGAGATCGAATCCATGGCACAAGCAATGCCTGGGGTGGCCGCATGATGCTTAAAGCTACCCGTATCGAATCCAAGCATATCCGCAACGCTGCCCGGGGTGAGCAGTGCACGCTTGGCATCATCGGCGTCTGCAACGGCAATCCTGAGACGACCGTATTGGCCCACTTGCCGGATGAAAGCCACGGCATGAGCCGCAAAAGCGACGATATTTCCGCAGTGTTCGCTTGCCATGCCTGTCATGACTGCATCGATGGGCGCATTAAGTGGCCCCATGGCGATGCTGGTCCGCGTGAGTGGTACTTGCGCAGGGCTCAGACGCGCACGCTGCGACGCCTGATCGAGCTTGGCGTTGTGACCATCAAAGGAGTGAAGCTATGACCACCCTATGGACCATCCCCGCCCTGCTGATAATTGGCGCTGCGGTGCTAATCGCGTTCACCGCATTTATTTTCAAAGGCCTGGATGACCATGGCGAGCCTGAGGATTGCGACCAATGATCACTATTTCAAGCAAAACCGGACAGGCGGCAGCAAAAGCACGGCATGCAGAGCGCGTTGCAATTGAGCGCTTTCAAGTAAGCGAAATGCAGGGCGATTTTTACGCATGGCAAAACGCGAAAGAAGAAGCCCAAGAAGCCGCGCTTGCGCTGTGTGATGAGCTAATCGCCGACCGCCACCATGAAGTGGAGGGTGACTGATGATCGAACTAACGCTTCCCTTCCCGCCTTCCACCAACACCGTGTGGCGCAATCTGCGAGGTCGCACGCTGTTATCACGCAAGGGCCGCGAGTTCAGGCGCTTAGTGGGCGAAATGGTTGGCCATCAATACGACGATGCACCTTTACGGGGGCGCCTGTCAGTGCGCGTGACGCTTTACCCGCCAGACCGTCGCAAGCGGGATATTGATAATTACGGTGGCAAAGCGCTGCTAGATGCTCTCACCCATGCCCAGGTATGGGCAGACGATGAGCAGATCGACCGGCTAACGATTATCCGGGGTGACAACACCAAGGGCGGCGGGTGCTTGGTGATGATCGACGAGGTGGGCAGTGATTGAGCGCCCTACAGCATGGCCCGACGGTCGCCCGCTAGGTGGCACCAATGGCTATCCAACTGAATGGCACGAATGGGCGCGTCAATGCGAGGTGAGGTTCATCGCACGGCAAATGCTCAAGGCGCCACAAGCTCAACGAAAGGCCGTGCATGAGCGGTGGGTAAAGAAGTTCCCGCACGCAACACCGCAACGGATAAAAGACGTTTGGAATGAAGTAGTTGAAGAAGAACGCGCAACGCGGCAGGGCAACAAAACGCAACAAATCCGCAATAACGCAACGAAAACGCAACAAATGCGCAACGGCAGGGGGTGGTGATGCGTTTTATATCAGCGAGGCAATGTATTTTTGATGCGTATCACGAACAGCGTGGGAGCTTGATGCAGCACGCCGCAGAGATTGCGCGTATGGGAGCGCAGATACAGACGACGCAGCGTAATAACAACGACTGGCGGATAGTGCATGGTCTGGAAGCGGGGCAGGTTATTAGCGTCGTTGAGCGCTTGCCGCAACACCTGCAGGCATTGGCGCGGTACTGCTTCGGCCCATTCACCCGCGATGAACTAGCAGAGGATCGAGAGTGGCTACACGCTGCGCTGATGCACGCTGGTATGCAGATGCGGCTGCCAGGGCAGGGGCAGAGCGAATATCCGACCGCAGAGGCAGCGCGTCAGCTGCGCTGGATAGTATCGGCAGCAATTCACCACCACGCTGAGACTACGTACCCGTATAACCGACCAGGGCTGCACAATCCTCGGCGCATTGCAGCATGGATTGAAGAAGAACATGGGGAAGCGGTAGATGTGGGTCGCTGGTCACGATCAGGGCGCGCTTGCTGGGGTGGCGTTTGGGAGCGGTTGCTGGATGTGCTGGATACATGGGAGTGTTCAGCGCTTGCGCCGGTGGCTGCGCTGATTAGTAAAGCGGCTTAGACTAAAGGCGAACAAAAATAATATTTGCAAGGGGAAATAATTTCCCATAAGATGTGGTTATCGAAGCAGCAAACACCAACCGCAGCGGAGAAAATAACATGAGCTATAACATCCAAGGCCAACTTTTCAACACGCGCGATGAAGCACTTACCCAACTAGTAGCGCTATGGGTTTCTAATGGCGGCGAGCAAACCGACTGGGATGAAATCAAAAGAGCCCTGAACGACAGCGATACCCCAGCCAAGATTATCGAAGAATGGGGCGGCAGTCTGGGCGAATTTGTGGAAGAAGCCGACGAAGGTGAGCTGGTCGATCATATCAAAACCCGCAAAACTGACATCATCGCCGCTTGCTAATAAAAAACCAAACCCTGGCAATGACAAGAGCCTGAAAACACAAAGGAGCTTCTATCATGGCGGCAGTAACTCAAGACGATATTAATACTTTTATATCTACATTCATTGACGTAACAGAAGGCACGCGGAAAGGAACTTTCTGCTGGGCGCTAAGCAAAATGGCAAATGTGACCAGCGCAAGAGAAATGCAGATCATGGGCGACGGGCACAAAACACACCAATCAGCCATGTTTGCAGGTATTGGTTACATCAAGAAATGCCGGAATGATCTTTATCGGGCAGCGCAAAAAGAAGCAATCGAAAGCGCTCGCTACATTGCGATGAAAAACAAGGCCGCTAATGCATGATCGACGCCCGCACCCACTACGACCCGGCCAGAGCGCCGGGCTTAATCGCCTCAGCAACCAAAACGGCAGGCTCACAAAAAGAGCTAGCGGAGCAGCTGGGCGTGACGCCGCGCACACTTCGCCATCTATCCCGCCGCGAGCGCGATATGTCGTACACCATGCAAGTAGCGTTAGAACAGATCACGAATAGCGGATAGCTTGCAGGATGGGCACGAACCAACCATAATATCCCCACTATCTAATTCTACGCCCTGGCTTTGAGCCGGGGCGTTTTCGATTCAGGCCCTGCCAGTCTCTGGTGTGGCTTTTCTGTTTTCCCCCGCCGTGAGGCGCTGGAGCCCTACATGACAACCTCCCTCAAGCAACGACTGGTCGCCTCGGTCATGGATCGAGAGGGTGGCTACGTCAATCACCCGTCTGATCGTGGCGGCCCGACCAATTACGGCATCACTGTCGCGGTAGCGCGTGAGAACGGCTACCAGGGTGATATGCGCAGCCTGCCGAAGTCACTGGCCGTGCGTATCTATGAAGCACGCTACTGGACAAGCATTCGCCTCGACCGCATCGCGCCGATCAGCGCCACGCTGGCAGAATACCTGTTTGACTTCGGCGTTAACTCTGGCCCAGGCCGAGCGGCGCAAGAGCTGCAGCGCACGCTTAACGTGCTGAATAGTCGCGGCAAGCTGTTTCCTGATCTCAATGTGGATGGTGCCGTGGGGCCTGTCACGCTGAACGCGCTTGCCGATTACCGCAAGGCGCGTGGCGGCGCTGGACTGTACGTGCTGGCAGAATCTATCAACGGTGTGCGCATCGCCTTCTGTCGCGGGCTGGCTGAGCGAGACGAACGACAAGAGGACTTCGCATACGGGTGGTTTAAGCGCGTCGTCAATCTGCGCAACGAAGTTGAAAGCGATCAGGCGGACAGCATGGCGGTTTCGCTGTATGCCGAAATTGATACTGAGGTGGCCTGATGCCATGGCGAAACACCGGACTGATACAGGAGGTGCTGCTGGCGTTGGGTACGTCAGTAGCAGTCGTTATGGGTCTACTCGCTAAGATCGCTCACGAGGTCAAAAGCGGTGAGCGTGAACGTTTCTTTACGCGCCGATTGTGGCTGGATGCTCCGGCACTGGTGGTGATGATTACTATCGCTGCCGGTATCAATCTCTATTTCGACCTGACCGGCTGGCCTGCGTCTGCCGTGGCAGCGGTATGCGGCTGGGCGGGCCCGCGCAGTATCGACCTAATGCTCCTGGCCCTGGCTGACCGCGTGAGGGGTGCCAAGAAATGAATCTGGTTGCTAAAGCGCTTGGCGCTATCACTGGCCCACTGTTCGGCGTGATCGATAAAGCGGTAACCGATAAAGACGAGGCCAACCGCTTAAAGCAAGAGATCCAGTCCCAGCTTATCGAGTCGCAAGACTCGCTGCTCAAGGCGCAGATGCAGATCATATTGGCCGAGGCGCAAGGCGAAAGCTGGCTGCAGCGTAATTGGCGTCCCCTGGTTATATTATGGTTCGCAGGCTTAGTGGGCGCCTACTGGTTTGGCGTTGCGCCAGAAAATCTCACTCCTGAAACAGTTCAGAGCTTGTTCAACATAATTCAATACGCTTTGTCTGGCTACATAGTTGGCAGGAGCGCAGAAAAGATAACTAAAACAGTGAGTGGGTCTGGCTTAATGGATCGAATAAAGACTAAGTAAAGAAGCCGTTGCGGCTATCGGTGAGTGCCCTAACTAACCGTCTACGACGGGGTGATCTAGCGCTCACATCAGGGTGCTCAACCAATGCTAAAGAAGGTGTTATGGAAAACGATGGTGTTTACCGTGTTTTGCTATCGGATGGCTTTTGGTATAGGGCCGAGAGGATTGAGGGTGAGTGGTTTTTCTCTGATGGGACAGGGTGGAAAGATAGAATTGATAACCCTTCCTGCATCATAGAATCTAAAAATATTGGCAATCTGCCGGATATTCACAAAGATTTTTCCTTTCAAAACAGTTACCCGTTAAGCCAATTTTTTTAAAAGCTACCGACTCTCGCCGTGAGGCGACACGCCACGCTGTGAAGCGTTGCACCGAATCCCCACCCACGTAGGAGGTGATCCGTCTCGGATACCCCTGACCGTTAGATGGGGGAGGTAGTCACGCCATGCTGTGAAGCACCGCCGACACTACCGACACCCGCCGCACGCTGTGAAGCGTCCGGCATCTATTTATGGAGGCGCTACCAGTGATGGTGGCGTTTTTTTTATGGCGAAGCTGAAAAGTCCAAAGCAAGAAGCATTCGCCCAGCATTACGTCTTGACTGGCAACGCGAGCGAGGCGTACCGCAAGGCGTATAGCACTAAGACAAAGAGCAGTCAGACAGTAAATGTCAATGCCGCCACCCTGCTTAAAAACACTAATGTCGCACTAAGGGTAAATGAGCTTCAACATAAGGCGTCAGAAGCGGCTGATAAATCGTTCGGCATTGATGCTGAGTGGATGCTTGGTCGCCTTAAGTCCATTGACGAACTGGACATTGCTGACCTGTTGGATGATGACGGCACCCCCCTGCCAGTAAAACAGTGGCCCAAAGTCTGGCGAACGTCTATCAGTGGCTTGGATATCAATACGCTGATGACTGGCGACATTGAAACTATTGTTCGTAAAATCAAGATGCCAGATAAGCTGAAGAACCTAGAGCTGATTGGTCGCCACGTTGAGGTTCAGGCATTCAAGGACAAGGTGGAGGTTTCTACTGGCAAGAGCCTAGGAGACTTGCTAGCAGAGGTGCGTTCTGAGCGATGACTAGGGCGGAAGAGGTTAAGCGAGCCAATGCGTACTTGCGCGCACTTGAGAAAGGCCGCCTGACTGAAAAGGCTGATTTGGTCGAGGCCTTGGCGCTCAAGTGGTTTCGTATCTGCGCGCTGTACAAGATCAAAGATAAGGATGGTCGCGTTCAGGTGTTCACACCGAACGATGCGCAGAGAGAGCGTTATATCAACCGGCATTGCCGCGACATTATCCTCAAAGCACGTCAGCTTGGCTTCACGACCTTTGAAATGATCGACGCCCTGGATGACTGCTTGTTCATCGATAATTTCAGCGCTGGCTGCATCTGTCACAAGCTCGATGACGCACAGGATATATTCCGGAACAAGATCACGTTTGCATACCAAAATGTCAGCGATGCATGGCTTGCTATCTTCGACATGATCGGCTTGAGGTTTCCTAAGCCGTCTAGCGATAAAAGCGGCAGTGGTGCGTATGTGTTCGATAACGGCAGTTCTATTCGAGTCAGCACGTCATACCGTGGCGGTACGCTCCAACGGCTGCACGTTTCCGAGTTCGGTAAGATATGCCGCCAGTATCCGCATAAAGCGCAAGAGATCGTTACCGGTGCGTTTGAGGCTGTTGGTCTTGGCAATCAGATAACACTAGAAAGTACCGCTGAAGGTCGTGAAGGCTATTTTTTCAGCTATTGCGAGTCAGCGCGTCAACTGCAGGATCAAGGCCGCAACCCAACTTCGATGGACTTCCAGTTTCATTTCTTCCCTTGGTGGCAAGAGTCAGCGTATACGCTCGACCCTAAAGGTGTGGTGATACCGCAGCGGCTAAACGAATACTTCGAGCAGCTAGAGCATAAGCACGGCATCAAGACTAGTGATGGACAGCGCGCCTGGTATGCAAAGAAATCAGAGGTGCTGCAAGACGATATGCAGCGCGAGTACCCCAGCACACCAGAGGAGGCGTTTAGCCAGTCGGTGGAAGGTGCGTATTTCGCCACGCAAATGCAGCATCTACGGAAGAACAAGCGCCTCACGTCTGAGGTGCAGGTCAACCCGAGCCTGCCGGTTTATACTGGTTGGGACTTGGGCATGAACGACACTATGGCGATTTGGTTTGCTCAGGTCGTTGGGCGTGAAGTGCACCTGGTGGACTACCTCGAAGGCGAGGGAGAAGGCATCGAGTATTACGCTGACCTGCTGAACAAGAAGGGCTACCGCTATGGTGGCCACTTCGGGCCGCACGATCTGGCGGTTAGAGAGCTAGGCACTGGCCTGAGTCGTTCCGATGTTGCCAAAGGCTTTGGCATTAACTTTGAAACAGTGCCACGCATTAGTAATCACGCCGAGGGCGTGCAGGCCACGCGCCAGTTCTTGCCGATGTGCTGGATAGACGAGGAAGCATGCCACCAGGGCGTGCTATGTCTCGACAACTATCGCAAGGAATGGGATGACAAGCGCGGCGTATACAAATCGACGCCTCGCCACGATTGGGCATCCCACGGTGCCAAAGCGCTAGAAACCCTCGCACGCTCATCGCTATTTACCAGAGCGCAGCTGCCCACCACCTCCGCTAACCGCGAGTCGCGTGGCGGCTGGAACGCTCATACCTGAGAGAACGATATGCAGCCAGTCAAGCAAGACATCTTGTGCCAAATGGTTATTCAGGACATCGAAGGGGTCGTTGATGCGACCCGGGAAGAAGATGGAGCGCTTCGTATTTACTACATCAGGCAGGACGGAAAAGAGCGAGTCATGCTATGCGTCCCACCAATTCCAGACGATCTGGATGGCCGTTACTCCTGGCTGGAGCAGGTACGCCGCACTATCACTGCCGACAATCGGCTAGCCGCCCACACCTGATACCACCGCTGGGAGTCGCTATGATCCACACCACACCGAACGGCTCGCAACAGCAGCGGGCGCGCACGGCAGCATTGCGCCTCGCGGGACTGCAAAGCCGTGACATTGAGAAGTTTGCCCGCGATGCCGCCATGGGTATTGCGCAAGAGCTGATGAAGTACGGTATCCCAATTCCCTCCAAGCGTTTCCGTCCCGACGTTGGCAACGTGCAAATCGATATGATCCTCATCGAAGAGAAGGTGACCACGCCAGAGCCTGGTATGCGCCTGCAGTTTGAGGTCGAGGGCAACATGGGCGTGACGTTCAACGTCAAGCTATTGGAGTTCCTAGACGATCCCGCTGGCTACGTGACCGACCTCTTTAAACAGCTAGGCCCGATGCGCCGCAACGTACAGCGCATGCGTACCCACAAGCGCGCTGCCGATGCCGCTATCTACAAGGCGATAACGCAGGGTGCTGCTAATGGCTAGTTTGGGACTACTGCAGTACAAGTCGGCGACTGAGATGCACGCCGAGCAGGCCGCCGAAGCCCAGCAAATGCAGGCCGAGGAAGAGCGCCGTCGCCAGATCATGGAGTCGTCGCTTGGTGCGCATATTCGCCGGTCATGGGAATCCGCCAAGACCGCTAAGCAGGAGGTCGAGTACCGCTTGCTTGATTGCCTTCGCCGCCGTAAAGGCGAGTACGACCCCAACAAGCTAGCGGCGATTCGCAAGGAAGGTGGTGCTGAGATTTACATGATGTTGACCGCCACCAAGTGCCGCGCCGCCGGTGCTTGGATTCGCGACATTATGATGCCTGCGAATGAGCAGCCGTGGGGCTTGCAGCCTACACCAGTGGCTGACGTGCCCGATGAGTACGTAATGCCCGTGTTTCAGCAGCTCCAGCAGCAAGCGATGCAGGCGCAGCAGCAGGGCCAGCAGGTGGATATGGTTTCGCTGATCGAACAAGCCCGCGAGCAAGTGCGGCAAATGGCGCAAGAGAAGGCCGAGGAAGCTGCCGAACGCCATGAAGACGTGATTGCCGATCAGCTAGCCGAAGGTGGCTGGTCTGAGGCGTTTGAGCAATTCGTGGACGACTTTGTCACTTATCCTGCTGCGTTTGTGCGAGCACCAATCCTGCGTCGCGTGCCTACGCTGGAATGGCTAGAAGGCTGGCAGCCGGTCAAGAGCACCACTATCCGACCTGAGTTTGAGCGGGTATCACCGTTCGATATGTACCCCAGCCCGGACGCCACCAGCGTAGACGACGGCGCATTCATCATTGAGCGCGCGCGCTTTACCCGGATGCAGCTTAACCAGCTGATTGGCGTGCCGTCGTTCAATGAAGAGTCGATTCGTCGTGTGCTGGAGCAGTACGGCCAAGGCGGATTACGTGACTGGCTATGGACAGATGGCGAGCGTGCCGAGCTAGAGGGGCGTGGCCATGAGTGGCTTACCCATGGTGAAACTATCGATGGCCTGATCTACTCCGGCGGTGCTCAGGGCGTCACGTTACTGCAGTGGGGCGTCAACCCTGACGAGATCGAGGACCCGCTGGCAGAGTATGAGATTGAGGCCATCTTGATTGGCCAGCACGTTATTCGCGTTCGCATTAACCGTGACCCGTTGGAGCGTCGGCCGTACCACAAGGCGAGCTATCAACCGGTGCCAGGCAGCTTCTGGGGCCAAGCTATCCCCGAGCTGATGGCTGATATTCAAGACGTGTGCAACGCCACGGCACGCAGCTTGGTGAACAACCTCGCTATTTCCTCCGGGCCGCAGGTGGAGGTGTATGAAGACCGCCTGCAACCTCAAGAAGACCCGACCAACATTTATCCGTGGAAAATCTGGCGTACCAAAGATAGCCAGGTCACCGGTAATAACGCCGCCGTTCGCTTCTACCAGCCCAGCAGTAACGCGGCTGAATTGCTCGCTGTTTACGATCAATTTGAGCGCCGTGCCGATGATGCGACCAACATACCTCGCTACACCTATGGCAATGAGAACGTAGGCGGTGCTGGTAATACTGCGAGTGGCCTATCGATGCTCATGGAATCCGCGAATAAGGGGATCAAAGACGCCATCCGGCATATTGACCGCGGTGTGTTGCGCCGAGTGATCGAGGCGCTTTGGCTCTACAACATGCAGTACAGCGAAGACCCGAGCATCAAAGGTGATTGCAACGTTGTCGCGCGTGGTAGCTCTGCCATGCTGATTCGCGAGCAGACGAACATGCTACGCCAGCAGTTCCTGCAGCTGACTCAAAATGAAATGGATATGGGTATTGTGGGTATGGAAGGCCGTCGCAAGCTGTTGGATAGCGTGGCTGAGAAGCTGGATATGCCAGGCCTGATCCCCACGCAAGAGCAAATGGAGCAGAACCTAGCCGAGCAGCAGAAGGCACAGCAAGCGCAGCTAGAGGCTCAACAACAGATTGAGCAAGCCAAGGCGCAGGCTGAAGTGGCCGTCAAGCAGGCTCAGGCTCAGAAGTACGGCGCCGACGCGGCTGAAACCCAAGCCGACACCCAGATCGCCCAGCAAATGGCACCGCTGGATGCCCAACACCTGCTGGCACAGATTGCCAAGCTCATTGCCGAAACGCAGAGAGGCCAGAATGAACGAGCAGCAGTGGAAAGCCCTGTCGCGAATCAACAGCAGCCCAGAGGGCCAGCACCTGCGGGAAATGCTCAAGTCCCAGCGCGAGGATTGTCGCAGCCTGCTGGAGCAATGCCGCGATAGCGCAGAGTTAGCGCGTAAGCAGGGCGAGGCCACTGCACTAGCGGGCCTTATCGAAAAGTTAGAAACCGCGCGTGATGTTATCGACACGCGCTTTAAGTAGCCGGATGCGTCCGGCCTCACAAGCAAGCCGCTTCTTTGGAGGCGGCTTTTTTGTGGGCAACGCTCAACACTGCAGGTTGAACACGTTACCCGAATCGTGAACCCCGGCTAAGACCGGCTCACAGACACGCCGTGAGGCGTCATAGGAGTTGAAATGTCATTACCCCAGTCCGTACAGGCACAAGCTGCCGCTGCCGCTAAGCACTTTGACCGCGAGCCAGAGAATCCCGACGCCAATAAGGCCAAGGCTCCTGACAGTGAGCAAAACCCGCCACGCGACGCTGAGAAGCCGGACACTGACAAGCCCGATACGCAATCCGCCGAGCCACCGAAAGACGAGCCGAAGCCAGAAATCCAAGATGCGCTGTATTGGCAGCATCGATTTCAAGTGCTGCAAGGCAAGTACAACGGTGAGCTTCCAGCGCTGCGCAAAGAGATCGAACAGCTAAAACAGCACGTCGCTGGCAAGGATCGGCGCATTAATGAGCTTGAAAAACAAGCGCCTGCACCCGATAGCAGCGGCATCACTGACGACCAGCTCGCCCACTTCAAGCAGGAGTTTGGCGAAGACCTGGTGACGTTCATTGAGCGCATGACCCAAAAGGGAGCGGCCCCAACTGATGCCGGTAACACCAAAGAGCTGCAGGAGCGTCTGGATCGTCTCGAATCCGAGAAGCACGAAGACGCTGAAGCACGCTTTTGGGTGAGCTTAGAGCAAGCGGTGCCCAATTTCCGACAGGTCAACAGTGATCCCGCGTTCCTGCAATTCCTTAGCACGCTCAATCCACAAACGGGTAAGCAGTACCAACAGGCACTCAGCCAGGCGCAACAGAGCCTAGACGCGAAAGGGGTGGCTGACGTTTTCAAACTCTATCTGAACCAGGCGAAGCCAACGCAGCAGCAGCGCCAAGTCCCCGATGAACAAGTGGAGCCGCGCACCACGAAAGCAACGCAAACGCCGAATTCTCAAGGCGGCAAGTTGTGGACGGGTGCCGACATTGCCCAGTTCTATCGAGACAAGACCGCTGGCCGCTATGCCGCCGATGAAGCGCAACGCCTGGAAGCCGACATATTCGCCGCCCAACGTGAAGGCCGGGTTCGCTAACCCGGCTGGCGGTTCAACGATTCTCGCCGTGAGGCGATAAGAGGTTATTCCAATGGCAGGTCCAGTACGCGACGCAAGTCATCCCGACTACTCCAGCACGTCCGCCTCCGGGTTCATCCCGCAGGTCTGGTCGGGAAAGATGGTTGAAAAGCTGTATCAGCGAACCTGTTTCGCTGAAATCTCCAACACTTACTACGAGGGTGAGATCAAGTCGCAAGGCGACACGGTGATGATCCGCACCACACCGTCTATCACGATCAACGACTATGAGATTGGTGGTGGCCTCAATTATGAGAAGCCGACCAGCGACAAAGTAGAGCTGCACATCGACAAGGCGAAGTATTTTGCCTTCGAGGTGAACGACGTTGACGAGTATCAAGCCGATATCAAGTTGATGGACAACTGGTCGGACGATGCTGGCCAGCAGATGAAGATCGCCATCGACAAGGTGATTCTCGGTGACGTGTTCGCCGATGCGGCTGCAGAGAACGCAGGCGCTGCCGCTGGTCGTGAGTCTGGCGGGTACAACATGGGTGCGGCCGGTGCGCCGGTGTCCGTGAGCAAAACCAACATCCTCGATGTACTGGTTGATTGTGGTTCGGTGCTGGATGAGCAGAACGTGCCTGACGACGGTCGCTGGATTGTTCTGCCCGCCTGGATGAATGGCATGCTCAAGAAGTCCGACCTGCGCGACGCGAGCCACATGGGGGATAACACCTCGGTGTTCCGTAACGGCAAGGTAGGCATGCTCGACCGCTTCGACGTGTATATCAGCAACAACATGTCGAAAGTCACCGACGCCACCACCACACGGCAGGCTACTAACTGCCTCTTCGGTCACAAGAAGGCGCTTACTTTTGCGTCGCAGATGACCAAGATGGAGAACTTGCCTAACCCGCAGGACTTCGGCCAGCTAGTGCGCGGCCTAAACGTATTTGGCTATGAGGTCATTGACCCTAACGCCATGGGTCACCTGTACGCCGAGCGTGCCGCCTAAGGGCTCCATATCGCCATCCTTCGGGGTGGCGTTTTACTTTCCGCGAGGAAATACGCATGACTAAATCACTGATTGAGCAGATTGAAGAAGCGGTAACCAAAGATGATTTTGAGCCGCTAGCCGAAACACTGGGCGTTGAGATCAATAAGCGCCAAGGCGTCGAGACTATCCGCGCCGAGCTGCTTGAAGCCGCTGAAACGTTAGCAGAGCAAGGTGTAACGGAAGAGGGCGAGCTAGGCACTGGTGAAGCGCCGAGCGAAGCTGTCGAGCCTGAAAAACCGAAGTACAAGGGCCGAATGCTCAAACACTTAAAGAACGGGCGAACCTTCCCGTGGACGGCTGCCTTGGCTAAAAACCGCTACATGCAAGAGGTGTAAGTCATGGCGGAGACCGTCGGCGGCGTTATTGATCGCGCTAAGCGCATCCTTCAAGAGCGAGGCAGCGGTATTCGCTGGACAGTGGAAGAGCTGGTGGCATGGCTCAACGAGGCTTATGTCATTGTTGCTACTCAGCGACCGGATGCCCACAGCAAGCTAGCCATGATCAGCTTGGTGGCGGGTGCGCGGCAAGAGATACCCGCTGACGGGCTGCGCCTTATGGACGTTCTTTCTACAGAGCAAGGGCGAGCGATTCGCGCTTCAGAGCGCCGTACGCTGGCGACTATGCGCCCTAATTGGATGAACGAGCGCGCTTCATTGGCCACTGAATTCTTTGTGTTTGATGAACGCATGCCTCGTGAGTTTTGGGTCTATCCGCCGGCAAAAGCAGGTGCTCGTGTAGAGGCGAGCTACGTCGCTAAGCCAGCGTCGCATACGGTGGCCGATATGGCGAGCAGCTTGAGCGTGAGTGAGCGTTACGCCCCGGCCTTGCTTGATCTTGTGTTGTATCGCGCCTTTTCAAAAGATGCTGAAAACCCAGCCAATCTAAGTCGCGCGCAAATGCACTACCGCGCTGCAATGGAAGGCATCGGTATGAAAACACAGGGCGATGCGATGACCTCACCTAATGGAGGCGGGCAAGATGCTGGATGAGCTAATCGACAGCGCGGCCCTTGAGGTGCCAGACGCGCCACGAGCGACGATACGGGACATGCTCTCCTGGGCGTCGCGCGAGTTCTGCACCGAAGCTGACGCCTGGGTAACGGAAGAAGGCCCGGTGATTTATGGCGCCGACTCTGACTACCCGCTAATAGTCGCTCCCACAGGAGAGGCGATTCGGATTGTGTCGCTCACTATGGATGGCCGAATGGTCACGCAAGGCGAAGGCTTCGAGCAGCGGTCGCCCACTGAGATCGTGTTTAGCCAGACACCCAGCCAGGCAGTGATAAGCGGTCGCTTGGCGTGCCGACCAAAGCGAGGTGATTTTCCAGCCGATGTGGTGCTGTCGCGCTGGGGTGAGCCTATCGCCGACGGCGCGCGATGGCGATTGCTCTTACTGCCCCAGTCCTGGCGAGACCCTGAGCTAGCCAGCTACTACCAACGACGCTTCTTGGCAGGCATTACCGATGCTAAGCAGCAATCCCGACTCGGCTATGCCCGAGGTGGCGCGCGCGTCAAGATGCGGCGCTTTGTCTAAATCCACTCCCCACTTGCCGAGAGGTAACCCCCATGGGAGCAATGTCGAACTATCTTGAACAGCGCATGATTAATGCCACGCTACGGGGTGATAACTTCACTGCCCCTGCTGTGTCTGATCTACACCTTGCGCTCTTCATCGCCGATCCTACCGACGACAACGTCACCACCAACGAGGTGGGCGAAACATGGTATTTGAGAAAGCAAACGGGCAATTGGTCTAGCCCCAGTGTTGATGTCGAAGGGCGCACGCGGACGGATAACGCCGCGAGCATTACGTTTGATGCTGTTCAGAATGCGAACCCGGCGCACACCATCACCATCACCCATATCGGTATTTATGATTCCGATGTGGCGGGCAACCTGCTGTATCACGAAGCGCTAACGACGCCGAAAACCCTCGAAGTGGGTGACGTTATTTCGTTCGCCTCAGGCGCGCTTATCCTGCGTCTCGATTAAGGGGATAGGTAATGTTTAACGGCTCCCGTTTCAATGGGGCAGCATACAATGCTGGCTCTGGGGGTGTTCGCGTCCTGCTGGCATCGGCTGTGCTGGCGGTTTCATCTACCGGAAATGCGGAGCCGTTGCGCACCCAGTATGGCGCAACGGATGCGCCTGTTCAGGCTGGCATCCATGAGCCACGAGCGGTAGCTGAGCGCGCAGCCTCAACACTGATCTACCCAGCGGCCATCTTTGATGTTTCGCGGCCATGGGACTTGGCCACCGCCGAGATATGGGCGACGGGCAGCTTAGAACCTGAGCACCTAGTTATTCGGGCTGGCGTCGCGGGCATTGAAGCAAAGGCTGTCTTGGGTGCTGACGCCATTCGCTACGCCTTCTTCTCTGACATGCAGGCGTCGGCGCAGATTGGTCCGGTTCAGGCTTGGGGCATTCGCCCTGGCGTCGCTGAGATTCAGGTAAACGCTACCGGCGAGATATTTGCAACGCGAGAGCGGCCCGGGGAAAGCGGCCTGCTGGCAACAGCAACAGCGTCGTTTGATGGAGATATATTCGCTGGCGGCATTACTGATTTTGTGCCGTACAGCGCCTTCTTTGCAGAGCCCCACCTAAACGGCATCCAGCCCGGGTGGTCTGCCCTAGATGTTGTTACCCGTCTAACTGTCGGCGGCGACCGCATGGCGGGCGGAAATACGGACGGCTTAGTGGCGTCTTGGTTTGATGCGTCGGCTTTGCCAGGGCGCGGCGCGCAGGTAAACGAAGGCATCGTTACCGCTGAGCTAACGGCTGTTTGGTGGGCGTTCAACTATGAAAAGTGCACGTTCACGACTCAGTCAGCCCTGACGGCAAACCCTACGCGAACGTCAGCAGGCGTCTCTACGCTCGATGCGAAAGCATTTGTAACAGCCCCCTGGTCGCTGATTGTTGAGCCCCGCAAAACCCTCGTTGTTAGTGGCGCATCACTAACGGCCACGCCTTGGCGCATACGACCTGTAGCAGCTGATGCCAGCGTGGAAGGCACTGCCTACGCCTACGCCAACCGCATCTACTACTTGAGCGTTACCTTCGATGGGGTGGGGTCGGTTATGCGCAATCGCTTGAGCGTCAATCTAACGAATCAAGCGCCCCCTGCTCGCCAGATGGTCGCGCCTTTCGAGTCGCGCGCCATGGTGGTGCCTGCGGAAAATCGGACAATGGTGGTTTTTTAATGGCTATTTTAGGCACGTTCACGATGCAGCCCGCTGACGAGTGGGATTACGACATTGATTACAGCGAGTGGATGCCCGAATCCGACGGCCTTTCGGAAAATGTCGCGCCGGAAGTGACGGCATCGCCGGAGGGCTTGATGGTCGAGTCAGTGACGCGTGACTACGACAACAAGCGCGTGAAAGTTTGGCTGTCTGGCGGTGCGGATGGCGAGCGCTATAAGATAGAGATAACGACGCGGACGCGAGAAGGCCGTGTCCGCCAAGATGAATTTTTTGTCATCGTGAGAGAATTTTAACATGCCGGAAATTTACGCGAACAACGCTCGCGGCAAGCTAGCTTCTCCTGTCACGGCAGGGGATCAAAGCCTGCCCCTTGAGGCGGGCCATTCTTTCCCAGATCCGGGCGGTGATTGGTACCGCGCGACGCTTTATCGCTGGGAGTTTGCGAGTGACGGCATCCGTGAATTTGACCACGAGATCGTTAAGGTGACCGCGCTCTCATCCAATACAATGACAGTTGAGCGCAGCCAAGAGGGTACGGTGGCATTCGCCTATGACCCTGGCACGCCTGTTGAGCTGCGCATGACAGCGGGCAGCCTGGCCGAGAAGCCTGCAGATACGCTTGCGGTGATGCAGTCGCTCACTTCACCGCCTGAAATTCGCGATATCGATACTTGGTCGATTGATGCCACGGCCATTAGTCGCCAGAGCGGTGGCAGTATCGCGTCGTTTGAGGTGACGTGGTGGGACGGCAGTACCGAAGCAGTGGCGGCAGCTGGCGGCGCGGCCACGCTCTCCAGAGCGGTGGATCAGCCAGTAGGAGGTGTCGTTTCAGCAACCGTGCGAGCGCTTGACGACATCGGCAATGCCAGCGCACCCGAGACCGTTACGGCTGATGTAGTTGCCAACCGCGTGCCGGAAGGCCCTGTTGTGATAAGCGCGCCCACCCAGACCGGCAAGAACAGCACGTTCCAAGTTTCTTTTAGTGGCGCGACCGACCCGGACGGCGATTCGATCAGCTACACGATCACTGACACAGGCGCGTTCACCTTTGCCAAGACGTCGGGCATTGCTGGCGGAGAGATTGTAGAAGTCACGGCGCCCGATGTTACTGACGATATCGCTATCACGTTTAGCGTGAAGGCAGTGGACAGCCTTGGCGCCTCGACAGCCACCTATAGCGAAACAGTGACCGTGCTGGCTGCCCAGGTTATTGGCGTCGCGCTGCGCGCCACGGGCGGCCCTGGCGGTACGTGGGATCATATCGACGATACCGGCGCAACCATTGCCACTCCTAGCGCCTCCTGGTTTAACGCTCATCCTATTTTTGGCGGCATGCAAGATGTCACGGTGGATGGTCAGGCTATGGTCGAAGTGCCGAAATTCTACGTAAAGCGCGGCACCGCAGGCGGCGACCCCGCGTGGTGGATTAGCGACCAACCGCTGGCGGGGTATGAGGTGCATCCTGCGTTTCTGCTAGATGGCGTCGAGGTGCCCGCGTTTCAGTACGGCAAATATCAGGCATCGCTCAGCGGCGGCAAGCTGCAGTCTGTGCCGGGCGTTACGCCAACGGCATCGCGCAGCTTGACGCAGTTCCTGGCAGATGCCGAGGCCCGTAACGTGGGCGGCGTCGCTGGCTTTAGGCTGCACCACTACGACATGTGGCTGGCCATTCAGTGGTTATACCTGGTCGAAAACGCGACGATGGATAGCCAAACGAAAACGGGCGAGGGCCGCGTTAATCAGTCCAGCGCCGCCGCTGTCGATGCCGCTGACGTAGCCCAAGCGACGTATCGCGGCATCGTTGGGCTATGGGGTAACGTCTATCAGTGGATGGACGGAGCCCGTACGCTCAATAGTGTCATTGAGCGGCGTGACTATAACGGCGCGTGGCAAAGTACGGGCGAGAGCGTTCCTAACGCTGGTGCCGCCACTTACCCCATCACGTTCCGCAATTCAGCCCCGCTAGAATTTATCCCCGACACCTATTCAACCAGTAACGACAGCACCGCCACGCTGCCGGACTACGTGCGGTGGCGTGATGCTGGGGAGTATTACCCCTGCGTCGGCGGCTACTGGAGCAATGGCGCGGCTGCCGGGCTTTGGTACGTGAACTGCGGCAATTCGGCGTCGTACTCGGTCAGCTACATCGGGGCGCGTCTCGCGAGGGTCGTGTCATGAGTCAGGCAAATCAGCGTCAAGCTCAGGGGCGCGGTAGCGCCCCGTACCAACACCTTCGACCCTTTGAGGGCATGCTCACTAAGGTGGAAGAGCTGGAAGATTACAGTCGTCGAGCCCTGGTGAATTTTCCGAAAAGTGAGCGACACTTGCTCAGCGCGGAGGTGCGGCTGTGTATTGAGCGCATCGAGCGAATCACGCTTACTGCATGGAAGCGCTATCAGAAGAAAACCACCCTCACCGACTTGGATATTGAGATAGAGATACTACGCCGCAAGGTGCGCAAGGCCGAGCGGTACGGCTATATCTCAGGTCGCCAATATAGAGATTGGGCAGAACACATAAGCGCTCTGGGGTCTATTCTTGGCGGCTGGCTGCGCCACGAACGGGCCAAGCAGGGCTATAGCAAGTAGAGCAAGAAAGGGAAGTCGCTTATTTCGATGTGCCCCTACGTCGGCGGCAACTGGAGCAATGGCGCGAATGCCGGGCTTTGGTACGTGAACTGCAACAATTCGGCGTCGAACTCGAACAGCAACATCGGGGCGCGTCTCGCGAGCGACCGCTTTACCGGCCAGAAACCGCCCGCCTACGGGTTGGCGGGCAGTGCCACATCCCTCGGGGCGGCTTTCCTCGCTTCACGGCGAAACATCAATAGAGCGCGGCGGCCTACGGGTGGCCGCGTTTCATTTTGCACAAACTGCATAAGGACAATGCGGTGTCGCTTTATCAAGACATTATTGATTTCGATAACCTCATGCGCGGCTATCATGCCGCCAGAAAGCGCAAGCGCTACCGGCCAGAGGTGGTGAAATACACCGCCAACCTGGAAGAAAACCTCCTAAACCTTCACAACCACTTGGTTCACAAAACATGGCAACCGGGCCGCGCCAGAGAGTTTGTGGTGCTGGAGCCTAAAATGCGGATGATTCAAGCCCCACCGTTTAAAGATCGGGTGCTGCATCACGCCGTGGTGGACTTGGTAGAACCACTATTTGAGCGCAGGTTTATCTATCACAGCTACGCCTGTCGCAAGGGAAAGGGCACCCAAGCAGGGGTGCTTGCTCTGCAACGCATGCTCAGAAAAGCTAAGCGGCGCTGGGATAGTGTGTACGTCGTACAGGCAGACGTAAGCAAGTTTTTTAACTCGCTGCCCCATGATGCCGTACTAGATAGCGTTTCTCAGACGATTGACTGCCCAGGCACACTGCAACTGTGGCGCGCCATGATACGCGGCTATGGCCATGATGACGGCATCGGACAACCGGTGGGCGCGCTTAGCAGTCAGCTAAACGCTAACGCCACCCTAGATGGTGTCGACCATGAAATGACCGACGACCACGGCGCAGGGCAATACGTGCGCTATATGGATGACATAGTGATCGTTTGCCCAAGCAAAGCCGAAGCCTGGCAGCGGCTACACCAGCTGCAAGCGGCGCTAGAGCGGCGCGGTCTATCACTCAACCCTAAAACCCAAGTACGCCCTGCCAGCGCGGGCGTGGATTGGTGCGGCTATCGCATATGGGCCACCCACATACTGCCCCGCAAGCGCAACATTCAGCGCTTTAAGCGCCGCCTGAAAATCCTACAGCGCCGTTATGCCCGAGGTGACGCAAGCCTGGACGAAGTGCAGCAACATCTACACGCCTTCCTGGCTTACGCCAAGCACTGCGATAGCTGGAATACCGTTAACCACCTAGTGGACCAACTCACTCTGAAGAGAGATTTTGCCGATGTCGAATTTGCAGATTGTCACTACGCCTGACGGGCGCGCCCTTGAGCACGATGGGCAGCAAATCCCGCTGCCTGCGTTAGCCGTTGATGCCATTGTTCACGCTTACGCTACCCCCGCTGGACTGTGGGCGGGCGTGCAGAAGCCCGGCGAGCCGCGCCCGGTCTATCCTGGCGGCGGTGGGCAAAAGCTGGGGAGCGTTGAGCTAGAGGCCGATGCGGTCGCACTGCTTGAGGCGGAGCGTAATCGTAAGCAGGCCGACTTAAACGCTGCGCGTGATGACGCCTTTGCGGCAGGGATGCTCTACCAGTTTGATAACGGCGACGATGTCGTTCAGACGCGCCCGCAAGATCAGATCAACCTTATAGGGTTGTCAGCGAAGGCACAGCGACAAATAGCGGCAGGTGACAACACGCCAATGCCGTTTCGTGGCTTATCCAACGAAACGCGACTGTTAGAGCCTCGCGAGATGGACGCCATGGCTATGACCGCGCTTGCTCACATCGAAGGCATATACGCGCGAAGCTGGGCGAGAAAAGACGCTGTAGATGCAGCGACAACCCAGGCGGAGATCGACGCTATTAGCTGGGAGGTAGGCAGTGAAGATCCAGCATAGCGCCTTTCGTGGCGAGCTACCGATTCTTGATCCTCGCCTGCTGCCTGAGAATAACGCGCAGGTAGCGCGCAATGTTTACCTGAAGCGCGGCACGCTGCGGCCTGAGAAAGCCCCTTCCACGGTGGTATCACTGCCAGGCGTTACCAGCCCCGCCAACTTGTACCACTATGACGTGGGTAGCGATGGCGATGGATTCTGGTTTTCCTGGGGGCAGTCTTATGATGTTGACGTGGTTCGCTCGCCGATTGCCAGCGATGCTTATGCCCGGGTGTACTGGACAGGGCAGGGTCCGCCTAAAATGTCATCGCTCGATATGGCAACCGGCGGGAGTGGGCCATACCCCTCTAGCTGGTATCAGTTGGGCGTACCAGCACCCAGTGAAGCGCCCAGCGTTGCCACGCCATCTGATCGTGTCCCTCCCGAGCCTATCCGCAACGAACAAGGCGATGTGATTGAAGAGATCACGTTCCCGCCAAGAACCTCGCTGGAAACCGTTTATGTAGTGACCTGCGTTACGCGCTTTGGTGAGGAAGGCCCGCCAAGCAATCCGTCTGGCTTTATTTCGCGCTGGGACAGTGGCGAAGATATTCCAGCAGGCGGCTCGGTTGAGGTAAGCCTGCCCAGCATTCCGAGCGGCAACTTTGATATTGTCGCCAAAAGGATTTACCGCGCAGAGAGCGGCGGGCAGTACCAAATGGTGGCCGAGGTAGACGCGTCGGCAGCGAGTTACACCGATGGCGTTAATTCAGCAGCGCTGGGCGTTACACTGCAAAGCCTGGAATGGGACATGCCGCCTGCACAGTTAACCGGCTTAACGCAGCTTCCTAACGGCATATTGGCAGGGTTCTTTGATAGCACCCTAGCGTTTAGCGAAGCCTATCGACCCCACGCCTGGCCAGTGGGTTACCAGCTGGCGTTCGATGATCCTATTGTCGGTATCGCATCGATCAGCGTCGGCTTGGTCGTTGTGACTACCGGGCAGCCCTGGCTGGTGACTGGCTCGAGCCCAGCCGCTATGTCGCAAATGCAGCTTGACGTTAACCAATCCTGCGTTGCCAAGCGCTCCCTGGTAGACATGGGCGGCTTTGCGCTCTACGCCTCTCCGGATGGTATTGTGGCGGCTGGTGGTGACGGCGCCCGAGTGGTAACGCGAGAGCTATTTACTCGCGAGCAGTGGCAAGCACTAAACCCTAGCACCATTCACGCGTACCGCCACGATGGCCGCTATCTAGCGTTTTACAGCGGTGGCTGCTTTGCGCTCACGCTGGGCCAGGGCGTGGAGTTTTACGACCTGAGCGCAAGCGGTGGTTACTACGATGTCACGCGCGACATACTGTATCTTATCCAAGGCGGCAGCGTTTCAGCCTGGGGTGAGGGTGAGGCCATGACGTATACATGGCGGTCACGACTACACGAAATACCGCCAGGCGCTGCAGGGTTTAGCTGTGCCAAGGTGATTGCTAGCCAGTATCCGGTAACGCTTCGCGTGATTGCCGATGGAGAGATGGTTCTTGAGCATGAGGTGATCGACGCACATCTCTTCCGATTGCCCGCAGGCTACACGCTGTCGCGAAACTGGGAAATTGAAGTGTCCGGCAGCCACGAAGTGCACTCCGTGCAAGTCTCAACGTCGCCGGGAGAGCTCATTTAATAACGCCTAGCCGTGAGGCTCGCATGAATAATCGACGTAAGACGCTGCCCCCGATTGACCCCAAGACCGACCCGAAGCTGCGCCCGCTTCTCGAAGCGCTTAAGGAAATCACTGAAACCGGTGACGGCGTGCGCGGTGATCCTATGGATCGCAAGCTGACGATTCGCGACTTGGTGGATGCAGGGCTAGCCCGCCTCAGGCCAGGCAGCATGACGGAGTTTGGCCCCGCTGATGACGAGGCCATCGACAACGACCCGCCTGGTTCAACGCTGATTCCGCCGCGCCCAACAGGCTTTAACGCTATCGGAAGCTTTGGCTATATTGTGCTGTCCTGGGATATTCCCGGTGACCAGTATCTTAATCATGCCTTTACCAATATCTATCGCAGCGAGACCGACAACTTCGCTAATGCGGAGATGATAGGCCGCGATACTGGGATGATGTATACCGATCATATCCGAGAGGTTGAGGAGGATGGCGTTGGGTTTTACTACTGGATCACCTTTACCAGCACGGAGGACATGGAAGGGCCAGCCAACAGCACTAGCGGTACCTATGCCGAAGTCATTCCGGATATTGGTTTTTTGCTGGATAAGCTTTCTGGCCAGGTAAACGAAGAGGTGTTGACGCCTGCTTTTAAAAATAGGCTTGATGGCTTTCAGGAAACAATCAGTGATTTAGGCGACCGTTATACGCTGTCGGTGACCAACAACGGGTACGTTTCTGGCTTTACCATCTTCAATACTGGGCAGCAAAGCGACTTCGCTGTCTTGGCAGACCGCTTTACGATAGCCAATCAGTTTGGCGATGAACGTCATCCATTCTTTGTGACCGGCGGAAAGACCTACATTGATACCGCATTTATCAGAAACGCATCCATTCAAGAAGGCCAGCTTGGCCCTATATCGTTTGGCAAAATAACCGATAGTCGCGGGAATCCTGTTA